CCTTTAAGTTTGCTTTCATCAATATAATTTCTTGAATAATCAAGATTTAAATAATAACCCGCTTTATATCCAAGTTCAGTAATTCTCTTACAGAACTCAACATTCATCTGAGTAATCAAATTACGATCAGGATATACACCATTATTACGAGCATAGTTCATTGAATCATATTCCCAGTCAAAGTAAACTCCTAAATCAATCTTGTCTTTGTATTTAGAAATTACCGAATTACAGAACTCTGCTTCCTGCCTAGCTGCTGAAGTTGTATAAGCATAGCTAAACCAATAAATACCAATATGAAGTCCTGCCTTAATAGCACCGGTAATATGATTTACAAATTCATTATCTACAGTAGAAGAACCAAATCCCGCACGAATAATAACTCCACTAATGCCTGAAGCTTTTGCGGTATTGTAATTAATATTTTCATTCCATGTAGATACATCTATTAATTTCTGCATATTAATTTCTCCTCTCTTTTGATTTATATATTAAGGCTGTAATATCCATTGGGATTGATGATTTAATAAATAAACTGCACCAGTCCCAATAACAGTTACTTTACTACCAGTTCCGCATATTGGTTGCACTGGTAGCTCAGAAAGATATTCAGCTGAATCTATTACATATTCTGTATAATAACTTCCACTCTGTGAATTTTGGTAAACAGCAGAATAATGCTTAGTTTGCACCATTTTTCAGCCTCCTTTTTAGTTTTCATCTATAATATATATAAAAAAATATAATATTATCTTGAACTATTTTGTCATTAAAAGCAAAACTGAAATAAAAAAGTTGAAAACTGGTTTGAAATTTAGAAACCGAGAGTAACACCCGCAACCCGCCTGAGTACCTACCCATATTCCATAACGCAAAAAAGTGGTGCATAAAGCACCACTTTATTCACTAAAATATTTAGCTTCAAATGTATCTAAATCAAGTAAAGCAATCTTCTTACTTTCAATAGTACCTAAATCTATATCAATCTTATGACCTTCCGCATATATTGCTACTTTAGGATCGTCGTCATTAATATAATACTTTAAATCATATGGATGATAATATCTTAAAGTTTGTGTAGGGGTATGACCATGAACTATATAATCATTATCCCGCGGTGATTCCTTGTCATGGGGCCAGGTCTCATTGATATGATCTCTATCCCAAAGGTAATCTACTCCCCACCTGCAATAAAATGAGTCAGGAGTAAAACCCGCATGGCTAAGATGTATTTCTTGACCTTTTGCATTTGTATAACTTTTGTACAAAGGAAGATTCTCTACTTCCTTTACCCACTTTAAAATCTGCTCTTCTGAATAAAGTTCAAAAGTATCAAGTGTTTTCCCGCCACCATTATAAAAAAGCCATAAATCTGCGGAATTAGCACTATAATCATCACTTAATAGCAAAGGAGTCGTGCGGGAAAAGAATTTTTCATGGTTTCCTTTAATGAAGATAATCCGCGGGTCATTGAAGATTAACTCTAGCATCCTCAAACCCCCATCCCCGCGATCCATAGCATCACCGAGAAAATATAAAGTATCATCTGCGGCAAGCGAATCTATTAACTTTTTAGCAATATCATAATGTCCGTGCCAATCTGAACTAGCATATACTTTGCCCATCGTGATTACTCCTTTTCTTTTGTATATTGAGTAATCAAGATGGAGCTAGTCCACCTTGATTACCTCGTATCTATCGGCAAGAAGCACCTTCAGCATCATGTCTGTTGCAGTCAAACCAGCCATTACTGCTTCCATCTGTGACATTGAGAAGCCAGAGATGTAATTGAAGGAATCTCCAATCGCAGGAATGTTGTTTGTTCTAGCGTCTAAGTTCCAGAAGGTAACCTTAGGAAGCTTATAGCCATGAGCATTGAACTTCTTCTCCATGCGCTCAAGCAGAGTACCTACTGTTGCAGAGGTAACACCATCAAAGCGTTCAGTTCTCCATATACCGCCGCCACCGCAAGCTGCATCAAACTCCATATCGGAAAAGATGTAAAGTCTTGCGGGAAGGTCGGTCTGGGATGCCTTAGTCTTGAGAGCAGTGTCTAAGATCAAGTCAAAGACCTTCTCAAGGTTAGTGTTCATGCCCCAGTCTGCCTGAATACATCTTTTTACCTTATCAACAATGTTATCTCCTTCAAACTCTACGAGCTGAGGGTTCGCGCTAAAGGTAATGAAGTGTCCAGCGAAAGGACCATGTGACTTCTCGGCTACATATGCCCCCATACCGACTGCCGCCGCTACAGGAGTACCATACATAGAGCCAGATACATCAACTACCGCAATAGCATTTTCCTCACGACCGCAGTAGTAATCCTTCAGGTTATCCCAATACTTCTGCATTGTTGCTTCAAAAACATCATCAGATATATCGTACCTATTCTTATAAAGAATCTTATCAACAATATTAACAGGGTTAAGCACTGCTGCATTAACCTTAGTTGTCTTGCTCTCCATAAATGCCTTATATCTTGCGGCAGTTACTTCCTTAACCGCAAAAGCATTTCTGTACTTCATGCCCGCAACAGAAGGAATCTTATCGAACTGGATTTCATCCCATCTATTTTCAGACATAAGTCTTTCAAGCACATTAATCTTCTCTCTAAGACTAGAAAGAATCTTTCTATAAGTCTTAGGGGACATATTAAACTGCTTCATGAAGTATCTAGCCATCTCCTTAGTAGTTGTGCTAGATGCGTTCTCAGAAGGCATCCACTTACCAAGAAGAGAAGGAACTTCACAATGAGTATCCTCAAGAAGCTGTCTGTGTACAATATCTCCCATAGTAGATACAAGAGGAGTATTGTAACAAATCTTAATCAAATCATCCCATCTACCGAACTCAGGAATGACATTTAAGAACTTTGCAGCGATCTCTACATCGTTCTTAATTAACCAGCGGTAAGCAACTCTGAAGAAGCGTCTTTCGCCCTGACCGCCACGTACATCACGAAGATAGAACAAGCACTTCATAGCGAGGTTCTTATCCTGGCGGTAAGCATCTCCGAAAAGTGCTTCTACTTCCTTATCTGTTCTATTGCGGTAAGCGCCGCCTATAGAGAACATATCCAAGACATGATCCAGCGTAGAGTTATGCTTAACCGCACCATTTTCGGTATATCCAAAGTTAGTTTCGTTCTTTAATCCATTTAAAAATGCTGACATAACTTTTTCTCCTTTTCTCTCTTTTGTATATATATTATATCAAAAATTTGCAAAAAAATAAAGGCTTAACTATTAAGCTAAGCCTTTGTAATAAAATCTACCTCATTATATAATAATGGAGGACACGGTAGATAGAAGTACCATGTAGGAGTTGAACCTACTTGCGCGGAGTGCATTAAAAATGCTTATAATAATTCCCATTCCTCCTTTGAATAATTATTAATATCACTTTTCTTTCTTGGAAGGGAATAACTATCACACCATTTTCTTATTGCATTATCAGTTACTCCAAATATTTTTCCTATTTCTGTAAAAGGCTTTTCTCTTATTAATTGTTTTAATTTTTCTCGATCTGGTCTTTCTATTACTTTTCTTCTAGTTTTATTAATACAAGATAGACATAACCCTTCTCTACTAATTATATTTCCACATTCTTTGCAAAAATATTTTTTTGTTTTGCATTGAGAAGAAATATTATATAACTCATCATCTGTCATTCTATAATAACTATTTAATATATTTTCTGCAAGATATTGAGTATCAGTAAGTTTAATTGTCTTTTGATTTGATGTTTCATCTACTGGAATTAAATAAACCTTATCTTTCCATACAGTTGCAAAATAATCTATTTCATCAGAAGTATATTTATGCTTTGAATGATTACTACTTTTCATATTATTTTGAGTGCAACATTGAAAAGTAAAAGATGATTCATTATTTTGAATAGATTTTTTAGTTTGAATTTTTAAAATTTCATAACCAGTATCAACAATTAAATCATATCTTGATGCATTGTAGCTAGGTATTGAAATATCAAAACCATATCTTAAAAATTCTTCTTGGACTTTTAATTCTATAATTTGCCCCTTAAATAAATTTAATCTACTTGGTTCCATTTTACATTTAGGAATTAAATAAGTTTTTTAATGCAGTCCGCTGCATAGCCGTTCTGCCAATGATACAATTATTACAAAGGACAATTATAATATGATAAGATAATCAAGATAAATTCATTGTTAATATAATTTGCTGTACGTCCTTTAAAGAATTTACAAGACACACCTTTTCGCTCTTTACAATCCCAAATTATACGCTAAAAAGAATTTGCTGCAAGTGTCTTAACAAAAAATTAAAATAGTCTAGCCTGCAACTGGGGGACAACCACCGCCCTCCTACTCCAAAGTACTCGTCAGTCTCGGCGTGAATAAGGGTCTCTATTCACTAAGTTGTATCTAGCACTTTTGTGCCCGTCGGCACAGATCTAAAAAATTAATCCGCATACTCTATCGCTGGCGGTTCGCGTAGTGATATTTAGTACATTTCACTTCTCCTTTTTTCTGTTGAAATGGAAAGCCTTTACACTAATCACAGTCTAAACTAAAAGTCACATCCTCTTGACCATTTCTGTTCTCTAGAATCCCGTACTTTGGTCTGATGAGTAGCGGAGACGGGACTCGAACCCGTAACCCCCTGCCTATGAAACAGGTAACCTTCCAATTGGTCTACTCCGCGTTATTAGTTGGGGTACAGGGACTTGAACCCTGGACCTCTAGAACCCAAATCTAGCGCTCTACCAAACTGAGCCACACCCCAATATTTACAAAGCGAAGAAAGAGGATTCTTGGAGCCAGGAGTAGTTTAAGCACACCTCTTTCAATTCAGACATAACTACTCATTTAACAGCGATCATTAATAATATTTTCAAATAACTTGCAATAAATTTGCTGAAATTCGCTTTAATATATTAAAACTAAGAATCATTCCACGGCTTCCCACTTTATAGCCGAAATTTTTGTGCACCATCAGGGTACTGTTGTATCACAAATCTCTTCGGAGCGACCGTTACGACTTAGGTGACCTCGTGCGTGAGGCAATTCTTCAGTTTTAATTTCTTCGTTTAATATATATTGAGCATATATGAACTCTAAGATGTCTTTAATTTCTTCTGTTTTTGTCATATTTACTGCTCACTTTCTATATATATTATATAATAAATTTTTATAAATTTCAAATATTTTTATTTACTAGACACGGTATAATATCTCTGAGGCTTTACCAATTAAGCTATAGAGTGAGTTGACTCTAGTGGGACTCGAACCCACAAAAATCAGACTTAGCACGATATGAATTATTGCTGGCTGTGTCTAAGCTCCCCGAGTAGGACTCGAACCTACAACAGCTCGGTTAACAGCCGAGTGCTCTACCATTGAGCTACCGGGGATCAAGAGCGGTTAGACTATATCTCAAACCTAACCGCTTTTGTTAGTTTAATTAACCTAACAATGAAAGGACGCCTTGAGTAGACTGATTTGCCTGTGCAAGCATAGACTGAGCAGCTTGCTGAAGAATATTATTCTTAGTGTAATTAGTCATCTCAGCAGCCATATCTGTATCACGAATCTGGCTTTCTGCAGATGTTAAATTTTCACTATAATTCTTCAAATTATTAATTGTATATTCAAGTCTATTCTGTTTTGCGCCAAGAGAAGATCTTGCAGCGGAAACAGTCTTAATAGCATTAGTTACTCTGCTCATTGTAGCGGCTGCCGCACTGTGGCTATCAACCGCGATTGCAGATGCACCCGCAAGAGAAAGTCCTGATGTATCCATCTTTGCAATATCAATCTGCATATTTTCACCTGCATTAGCACCTACTTGAAGTTGCTTGCCAGTGAAAGAACCATCAAGAAGTTTAGTTCCATTGAACTGAGCCTTATTAGCAATAGAATCAATCTCTGCCTGAAGTTCAGTCATTTCGTCTTTGATAGCATCTCTATCTTCATCTGCATTAATATCGTTAGCTGCCTTGTTAGACAATTCACCCATGCGCTGAAGAATAGAATGAATCTCATTAAGATTACCTTCTGCTGTCTGAATGGCGGAAATGCCATCCTCAGAGTTCTTAACTGCTTGATTGATACCACGGATCTGATTTCTCATTTTCTCACTGATGGAGAGACCAGCTGCATCGTCTGCTGCACGGTTTACTCCAAAGCCAGAAGAAAGTTTCTCTGTGCTCTTTGCTACTGCTTTCACATTCTGTGATAACATTCTGTTTGTATTTGCTGCTTGTAAATTGTGTTGTACTACCATAGTAATTACCTCCTTGTAAATAATACTACTTCCTTGTAGTATGTACTTTTTCATTGTTACTAGCGCGAACGCGCTTTATCACCTCTACGGGACTTGAACCCAGTATCTGGAGATTGAGAGTCTCCTATCCTAGCCACTTAGACGAAGAGGCGTTATCACTCCAGCGGGACTTGAACCCAGCATCTAAGCCTTGAAAGAGCTTTATCCTAGCCTTTAGAAGATGGAGCGTAGAGGGGAGCTATCCCATCAAATATATTTATTAATAAGATAGCTCTATTATAAATTACTTGTATTTAAGTTAAACCCTGTTTAGCATCTTTAGTTTCGCTATAAGTCTTGTGAGGTAAACGGGTTAGAAAAACATCTCAGACTGACACAAAGCTCCCCATGGGACTCGAACCCACAGTAACCTCATTACAAGTGAGGGGCATTACCATTATGCTAAAGGAGCAAATAACCGAGTGAGTAGTTTCAACCTCACGCATCCTTGGCGGGTTCAACGAATCGTAACTAGGGTAGCTTACGCGGATTGGTTACCGCCGCCCTTTGTGGTGTCTCCCCACTGCTTCCCGCCATACAGGCTTTATTCTCTTCACGGCTTTTAATGCTTGCCTATCGGTTATTAATATGCGGGTAAGGATTTGCACCCTACATGATAAGCATTCCTACTTGTCCATTAAACGGATCTTCGTATCTTATCTAACAATAAGCCTTAGCGTTTACCTATTCCGCCACCGCAAATGGTCTTTCCTAGTTATTGTCCTTCAGTCCCAACTGGCTGACAGTATAAGATAAGGGGAAAACCTCGAAGGGATTACATTGGAATGTTTCACATCCCTTATCTTATTGGTTAAGGAGGTGGATATTTCAGACTCTCACCATTATTGATTCGTCCACTCTTCTGTTTATTGGATTTCTGTCATCTCTTAACCTTACATATATATTATATAATAATTTTTTATAAATTTCAAATTTAAAATGTGCCCGGTGGGATTTGAACCCACGATACCTGGATTAAAAGTCCAGTGCCATAACCTCTAGGCGACGGGCACTTAGTACTCCCGGTGGGACTCGAACCCACACGCTCTAAGCCTAGGATTTTAAGTCCTATATGTCTACCCATTCCATCACGGGAGCCTAATTAATAGGGAGATTGGGACTTGAACCCAAAAGACAACCTTATCAGAGTTACATGATAACCTTTTCATCATCTCCCTTTAAAATAACTGGGGTGCTGGGATTTGAACCCAGTCGCCAAGAGTCAAAGTCTTGTGTGCTACCTTTACACTACACCCCAATATTAAAATGGACATTCAGGGACTTGAACCCTAGACCGATGGTTTATGAGACCATTGCTCTAACCAACTGAGCTAAATGTCCATAACAGGCACCGTAGGACTTGAACCCACACCGTACAGTTTTGGAGACTGCCGTGCTACCATTTACACCAGATACCTATAAACCCGTAAAGGGAAGTGAGTTTGAGTTATTGGCATATAAACCCTACATTCTTCTCAAAATACGCCTTTTCTATGTCCAAAAAGAACACTTGTGTTAAATAAGCCATAGCCAGCACCAGCACCAGATTTTAACGAGTTTACTCTCGATAATGAATAAGAAACTTTTCTTCATAAATACTTCATTTCTCATTCACTATAATTATTATATAATAATTTTTATTACTTTTCAAATAATGCGGGCGGAGGGACTTGAACCCTCACGGTTTCCCACGAGTTCCTAAGGCTCGCGTGTCTGCCAATTCCACCACACCCGCATAAGCGCCGTGTAAAGGACTCGAACCTCTACTACCGTTAAGTAGACTACGGTTTTCAAGACCGCTGCAATACCAATTCTGCCAACACGGCATAGCGCCACCACCGCGACTCGAACGCAGACAGCCGTTAAGCTGGACTCCTTAGCAGGGAGCTAGGATACCTATTACCTCATAGTGGCTTTTTTATTTTGATATTTTTTAACTTTTGTATAGAGATGTTTGTTAGCATAAAATAAATCTAACATATTGAAAATATCTTGAATTGTTTTCATATATTATCTCCTTTCAAATACGAGCGGTGGGGATCGAACCCACATAAAGCAGGTTTAGAAGACCTGTGCCTATCCAATTGGGCGACGCCCGTAGATAATAGATCCCAAGGGACTCGAACCCTCAACCTTTTCGTTCGTAGCGAACTGCTCTATTCCATTGAGCTAAGGATCTATAGTACCGACAGAGGGACTTGAACCCACAACTTCTTCCTTGTAAGGGAAGCACTCTCCCATTGAGTTATGTCGGTATAGTGGGCAGGGATGGACTCGAACCATCGGTGTTTCTAATGTAACAGATTTACAGTCTGCCGCCTTCGCCACTAGGCTACCTACCCTTATACATAGTTTCTCTGCCTGTTTAGTTTTAGGTCGTCTCTGCCTTCAGAAACTATGAAACCCTGTTTTGACGACCACAATGCGCGAGCACAACCTCGCTAGTAGGGGTCTATCCCCTAGAGTTCCCCGCCGTAACGCCGCAGGTAGTGGGACTTAGATCTAACTCCTCGATAAAGTTTTTATTTATTTCTTAACTTTATGTATATATTATATAAAAAATTTTTATAAAAATCAATATTCCGCATTAAGAGCTTGTATTTCATCCATCATTAAACCATATAACTCTTTATTACTTGGTATATATGGATAGAATATAGTGCTATCAGCTTTGTAAGTATCTTCTAAAATAATCATTGGTGACCATACAAGATTATTAACTGTTTGACCTTCACATATTCTTAATGTAACTTTAAAAGAAGCTGGCTGATAAAGTTCTAAAACATCTCCTAAACCAGTGTCAAGAAATTCAGCTGATAAAGTTGATTGATAAGCCGCACAATATGTACTTGAGCTACCTCCACTAGGACATAATTTAACAAACCATTTTCCGTTAAGATCAATAGTATAATCAGTATCATATCCGCTATGCGCAGTTCCATCAGGACTTGTTAAAACAAATTCTGAATTACCGCCTGAACAAGTACCATTAGCAGTAACCGTTCCCGCCATATGATCAACGACCCATGTAATACCATTATTTGTGTAGGTGGTTACATTTAAAGGTAATGGACATTTATTAATATTACCATTATCCATATTGTTTTTCCAAGAAATATAACTTTTAAACTTCCCACCAATCTCACCAACAATAGTTTCTGCATCTCCATAAGCTACAAAATTTTTTCTATCATTTGACACTTTTTATTCTCCTTTCTTTAAATTTTTTATATAAAATTAATCAAGAAGAGCAAGAAGTGCATTAATCTGCTCTGTTGTTAAGCTCTCAGGCTCTGCTTCTGCAATAAGGTCAGCGATATTCTTCTTATCAACTTCAGTAGCATCCCAAGGATCATTTGCTGTATGAGCAGTTTTAAACTTATAAAGTTCATTATTATAAACAACAATATCACCAATAGCATAAGCCTGTGTATCATCGAATTCATCAGCAATCATAGCTTCGATTTCTTCAGTGATTGCAGATACATCTGAGAAGCCTGCACATACATCAAACTTATAGATTGCGGTAACAACTTTCTCATAATAAGTTGTACCTTGAACAACAATAGTATCTTCAGTAAGAATATATTCTCCTGCGTGATCAGGATCTTCCACATACCAGCCTTCCTCAGAAGGATTCTCCTTTCCCGTAGGAGTTACTTCATTATAAGATGTAGTAGATACATCTGCAATAGCAATATCTGTTCCAGCGGGAAAAGTCTTAGGACTAAGTGGATCATATTCTACGAATCTATTGTCAATAGTGAATTCATTAGTAACATTATATACATTACCAACCATTGATTTGGTTAAAACTGCGGGCAGGTTTGCAAAAGTGCTAGAACCTCTAAAGACAAAAGCGCCTTCAACAGTTTCAAATTTTTCACCAATTTTACGCATTAAAGCTTGCGCATTATTATAAGAAACAAAATTTCCCATTGTTTAATTCCTCCTTATATAAGGTCTAATAATTGCGTCATCTGTTGCTCAGTTAACGCTTCAATATTTTCTTGCGCCCCAATATTCTCCCACTCATACAAACCAGGAGTGGATGTTTCAGTACAAGTATAAAAATAGCCTTTAGTAAAGTTTTGAGTTGTATCCCCAATGTACTGAACAATTTTAGTGCTATATGTACTACTTGCCGCGGGCATAGTTGAATACTGAGCAGTATATCTTTGCGGTATCCAATTTGTACCATCCCAAAGATAGAAGAATCCATCCTCTATTGAGTAGTATAATTTTCTATCTATTGAACTAAAACCAGAAGGTAGTAAAGTTGCATTTTCAACGATACTATAATCGCCATCTGCGACGCCACCAATCTTATCCCATTTTGCGGGATTAAATACTGCATCGCTATTTGCGGTTTTACAAGTATAAAAGTTTAAAGCATAAAGAGCTAAATCTCCAACTTTATAACTTTCACCTGATTCCCAAGTATATATTGGAGTTCCATCAAGAACTGTTATTTCAGTTTCTTCAGTTGTTCCGCTATATCCTTTCCATTCAAATACTATTTTAGTCCGACCATTCTCATGAACAGCAGACTTAATAGTACATGGAGATCCTTTTACCGCACCTAGCGCATCAGCAGTTTTATCAGTATATTTTTTTGCTAAAGCATAAGTAACAATATCCAATGGAGAACCTCCCCTCTTTATTTATTATATTTCATGCCAATGCTTATCATTTCCAAGCATCCATACAGAAGAATCTTCTATTACAAAAACAGTGGAGCCGCTGCCATATGTAGTAGGGATAGTCTCTACTTCATCTCTTGCATCAGCTACTATCTCTATAATATCAGAGCTTATTTCATTACCAGTTTTACTAACTCTATATGCCATATTGATCATCCTCCTTTAAAGAATTTTCTTCCATATATAATATGAAAACTCTAAAAAGAAACATAACCATTTTTGTCCAAAAAAATAAAGCACCTCTATTATAGAGGTGCTATAAGCCCGTAGTGGGAATCGAACCCACTTCTCCTCGTTGGAAGCGAGGAATTCTAGCCGGTAAACTATACGGACATAGCGGGCAACCTAGGTTACCCGTAACTTTAAGCGGCGGTAGCCGCTAATGTTTGAATTTCTACTAGATCAAATCTACCACGAATAAAGTTGACTTCTGCCATACTGGTAACAAAAGCCATATGTTTCTTATAAAAATCATCAATATAAATTACCATATACTTTTTCATAAAAATCCTCCTTTATTCGTTCACATTTGTTATATATATTATATAACAAATTTTTATAAAAATCAAATTTTACCAATCTGTGTAAACATCAATTAATCCTGTTCTACTACCATCAGGACTAACATGATCGTAGACTACTGCTTTGCCAAATGGTGTGTCAACTTCTGCACCATAATCCATGCCGTCAATAGCAACACAAATTCTTCCATCACCATCACATACAAAGCCATCTTCGTTTACATGGCGGCCAGGGATAGATAAGCCTTCGCCTGGTAATGCTCTCTGGCTATACCAAGTATAATCATATGAACCATCATTGGCTCTGCCCTGTGAGCGGAAAGGATGGTCATAACCACTTCCCGCTTCATAAGATACACTATAATCTGTGTTAGTGTAAATTACTACTGGCTCATCTACCAAGAACTCGCCCCATGCAAAATAAAGGCTGCCGCCCGCATCAATAAGATCCCATCCATTTTCAGAGATGCCTACTACTTTTACTTCTTCATTAGTTCCAAGAATAATAGTAGGTTCAACTTCCATATTTGGAGCTTCTCTTAGGTACAAGTCTGTTGATGCGTATTTAGTTTTATCAACAATAGGTGCATACCATGATACACTTCCAGACAGGTTTGATACATAATATGCGTCATTCTTCTTCTCTATTCTATAAATTGTTGCCTTGTTATAACTGGTCTGATTAGAAACATCAAAACCATTGTCTGTTCTATCTGCAAAAATCTCATCTGCGGTTTTGTGCAGTTGAGCTGGTGTCAAAGTTACATCTGTTACTGTTGCCACTTCAATAGAAGCATTAGCATCAGTAGCTGTTGCGGCATCTGCATCTGTTGCAGTTGCATTAGTCATCGTTGCATCTGAAGGTGTTGCAATACCCGCTTCTTTTTCGTTTGCTATCGCAAATGTTGCGCATAATACTCCAAAAAAACAAAGTGCTACTAAAATAATAGTTGCAACTAACCTACCTATAAATTCTTTCATTGTTATTTTCTCCTTTTTCTTTTTAATGTTCCATAGAATAAACAAAACTTATTAAGGAACCTATATAAGAAAAATATCGAAAAACGCTGAAATTATTTTCTTTTTGTGCATTTTTCCCAGTATTGTAGATATTCTTCTAAAGTTTCTTTGGGATCATCTTTTGTATGCTCCCAATCTTTTATTGCTTGATCTTTTGTCCATATCCAACACCAATCAGATATATTCCAAGATTCAAAGCATTTTCTATATGAACCACCATTGGGAATGTCTAATATATGACGGACTTTTTTGTTTGCATACCGCTTTACATATTTATTTGCGGGTTGCTTGCAAACAGGAAATTTCTTATAACTTCTACTCATAATTAAACACTCCTTTCTGTATGGTTATTTATTTTATTTTTTTCGCTTAATGGATTTTACTGAAATGCCCAATGATTGTTTCGCGCTTGCTTATTAATCCACAAAACATATCTATGGCAATCGGCATAGTTCTTCCAAGTATAAGTTAATAATGACTTACCATTATTTGCATTAGGGTAGAATACAAAATCAGTCGCATTAAACTCATTCTTGAGTTTTAAGATCCATTCTTCAAGAGATAAACCTAATAATCGGGCGGGGATATACCATAAGTTACTATCATGGGCGAGGTCAGACTGGTCTCCCGCATGCCACATGCCAGTTGGACTCTGCCATTCTTCAACCTTATAGATTCTCATAGTATATCCCTCCTTTTATTATAATCCTAACTTACTAAGTAAATCTGCGATATTCTGCTTCTCTTCTGCAGTAGGCTGTGAAACCTCCTCCGTTGAAAAAGCAGATGCGGGAGCTGTCACCTCATTCTGCACGGGGGCGCCGTCGCCGCCAACATTAACCTTAGCACAGGTAAGGGCAACCTTAATCTCTACTCGCTCACCATCTTCATTCATAGGTACGCGAAGCTCCTTACCATATACAAATGCTCCATCAAACATTTCAAGGATCTTGTCCATTACAATCTGTTTTGATACTGCACCTCTTGCTGCCATTCTTATCACTCCTTTATCTTTTGTAAATATATTATATCAAAATTTTTATTTGTTTTCAATCTCATTAAGTTTTTGTGCAGCATTTTCAAGTTTCTTTGCAAAGTATGTCATAGTACCACATAAGGTGCATCCGCTTCCTGTAACACATCTCTTCCTACAATCTAATCTATGCTTGCCGAAATCTCCAGGGAGTGCTTGATTATTAAACTCTTCATCAAGTCCAATAATAATCTCATTAAGATTACCAACCCATTTCTTTTCAGAATAAGTTTTAAACATAACTTCTTGTGCTTCTGCTCCGCCAAAGAACTCAATACCATTCAGATATTCACTATACAGATCCACATCCTCAGGTCTAATATAAAAGCTCCTAGCTGTATCATCATCATACCAAGGTTTCCCGCAATAGTTAGCGAATGCCCGCAACTTAGTTCCTTTTCTGTCACATATCTTCTTTACTGCGGGGAGGTTAAAACCAAGAAACCCGCCAACATAAATCTCATTTACTCTAATGCAATTAACCATATAGTCCAATTCTTCCCACGAACTAATAATCTCACTAAAGCAATAAGTGTGACAACAATCTTTTAATGCTTTAATCTTTGTATTAATGCTATCTTTATCTTGCGATTTAATTACATCGGTGAACCTTGTAATTAAAGTCCAATTATCGCCAGCCTTTTCTTTCAAATCCCGCAGATAATTAACTGCTTCTCTATCTGAATATAAATACACATCCGCCGCGTCAAGATAAATATGCTTATTTGGATTTCTATTGATAAACCCAATAAGTGTATCATCAGATGGATTATATTTTACTCTAATCTGTTGCGCTTCTTCTATACAATCCATATTTGGTTTAAGATAATTAATACATAACATAATGATTCTCCTTAAATAGCAATAGAGTAGCAGAATTTTTGCATCCTGCTACTCTGATTTGCTTTTGTTTAATTACTCCTCAACAGGAGCATCCTTTGTGTAGGCTACTACCTTACGACCATCCTCGGTCTTTACATTTACCTTGTAAACACGACCTTCCTTAGCAAGCTGGGATGCTCTGTAAGTAACCTTTGCTCTGGTGACATCCTCGATATCGCTGTTTGCTTCTACGATGGATGCAATCTCCTCTGCGGTAATGGCTCCGTCTGCATTAAAGATAGCTTCAGCTACTGCTCCGCCAAGTGCGTCGCCCTGAGCCTTCTTCTCTGCTCTCTTAGCCTTCTCCTTCTCGTTCTTAGCATCAATAGCTGCGATCTGAGCGTCGATAAACTCAACATACTCTGCAACATCTGCTTCGTCAAAATTCTCTACAAGTGTAGCCTTGATGCCTTCAAACATCTCTCTCTTAGTAATCTTCTTCTCTGCCATAATGACATTCTCCTTTTCTCTCTAAAAAACAATTTTTATCTTTACTGTAAGTTCATTATATCAAAAATTTTTAAGTTTTTCAAGTGGCGGAACTACTCCGCCACCTTATAGGACATGATCTTGCGGGAACCCACTTTGACCTTTTCCTTAACGATTGTGCCATCCTCAATAAGAGGACGGATATGGTAAACTACCTGAGCAGAAGTAACCTCATTGCCGATACCTGCTACAAGTTCTGCAAGAGTAATTGCTCTGCCCGCATCAGTGAGCACATCTACTGCATGAATCTGAATCATGCTAGCGATCTCGCTCTTCTTCTCTGCGCGCTTCTCCTGTGCCTTAGTATTGCGGGCATCAATAGCCGCAATCTGTGCATCAATGAACGCAACCTGTGCAGGATCAGTTACCATAGCCTTAATTTCGTTGTAAAAGTCTCTCTTTGTCTTTCTCATAGTCATCTACCTCTTCCTTTCAAATGTGGTTTCTTTGTTTCTTTCTGTATATATTATATAAAAAATTTTGTAACTTTTCAAATCTACTTTCTGTACCATGTGGTTCCAAATTCGGTTGTGCAGATAATAGCGGCTTCATCATCGAGTTCCTCTTCATCTTCATCATTGGATAAGTTATGAATAAAGTAAAACTCCATGATTGCAGACTGAAGTTCATCCCAGAAATCTGCCACCACTTCAGGGTATTCCATCATGAACTGTGCTGCCCAGCGGGTAGCCATAAATTCATCAGGGATAGCATGGTACCAATCTGCTCTAAGCTGGTCATCTTCAATCTCTGTAAGTGCTTCCTTCTGATACTCGAAATACTCAAGCTCCTCTTCTGTCCACTCATCATCGGTCATTATATGACCTAACTCATGGAAGAAAAGCCATAAAAAGGGATCTGCCTCAATACCAACATAGCGGCTATAAGCATCATTTGTGAACTCAAGAAGAGAATCCTCACTAACAGCAAGAGTAAAACCAATCTCTCTTGACTCGCAACGAGCCTCAAAGTCCTCATTCCAATATGCGGTTGCATCGAACTGCTCTAAGAACTTGTTTACGATATTCAAGATCTTGTCCATACCTTCTAAAACTGCCATAATTCTTCACTCCTTTTGTTCTCTCATTTACTATAATTATTATATAATAATTTTTTATAAAAATAAAGCGGAGTAATAATACTCCGCTAAAATTAAACCTCTATTTTCTTTGGGTATGTATAGCAAACATAAAAAGGTTTGCGTCTATATATCGGCACTTCCATGTCTTTAGCAAGATAATATTCATGTCGTACACGATTATCTTCTTGTATTGTTATATGTTGCATAGTTATACCTCCTTAGGATAAACTTTGCCTTTGTTATCATGAAACATATCATCCATTACCATAATATAGGTCTTATGGTCAAGAATTGTGTCGAAATAGTTTGTCATCCATATTACTATATCCATGCCGTTAAAGTAGAAATCTGCGACGTTTGGCACCTTGCGCTGCTCAGGGCTTGATTTATAGTATCTTTTAGCGACTTCCCGCATCCATTCTTTAAGTTCTGAACCCTTATATGGCTTGTTCAACTGACAGAAAGTTTGCATTTTACTCCTCCTCTAATAGAAAGATTACAAAATAAGAATTTGTTGCATCCTTATCATATACCACATCAATAGCCTGTCCTCCGTCATCATTATTAAGAGAGAGATCGAGAAGATGCCAAGGAATGTCTAGGACGCTTCCTTCATAGATCGGATCTTCTTCATCATTAATCCAAATTTTACAGTAACTAAGACAGTTAAGATACTTGATAATTTTCTTTAACTTCATATAAATCACACCTCCTAGAAATCATCACCCATAGCCTCATGAACAATAGGTCTAACATCTAAAAGAAATTGAAGAAAATAATTCCCATCAAACTCTTCATGATCTCTTTCATAGAAATCAACTAAGCAACCAATCAAGGCTGTAAAATAAGGCATTGAAAGATCCTTTACATCATCATAAAACTTCATACCCTTGTTTATAAGATTCTCACACTCTCTTTTATTAAGTTCATCCATAATTACACACCTCATTCTTTCTTTATTATATAATAATTATATAATATTTTTTTATAAAAATCAAAAAGAAGGCTTACGCCTTCTTAATGATACATCTGCTAAACTGGGTCTGAAGCACTCCCATATATTCAGTATGTTTCTTTACAGTTCCAGAGAATTCTACCTGGTCGCCGTCCTCAAGATCATTTAATCCAGACTGAGTGAACCATGTAGCGACATTCCCGCCAATCTCAAAAGTATAAAGGAAAGAGGAACCCCACTCACCATTTACTACTCTTGCACTTTTAAATACTGCGGGAACTTTGCGGATGCGCTCTCCAATTTCTCCAATATGCTGAGATACAGATTTCTCTTTATTGCGGGAAGCTATACACTGCGCCACATCAGCCTTGAACTCATCAAGAGCACCAGACTTGATGTAAGGATATTTGGAGTTAGGAGTCCACTCAAAAATGGAATCGAACTTTGCTTCGTACAAAAATCCACCATCGGGAAGCTCAAGATCTTCAGGAAGATTTGAAGTACCAAAGTACCAGCCAAAACCATTGTGGTATCTTGCCCCCTTCTCCTTGAGATAATCCTTAATCTCATAAGTGTTGCATCCAACGGGGAAGAAGAAAAATTCATCTTCTCCAATACCATGATCCTTTAACCAATTCTTGCGGTTAATCTCTGCCATGGCGCGTGCAGCTTCCGCCTTCTTCTCGCGTGTGGCAGCGTTTCGCGCTTCCATCTTATCTACTTCTTCTTTTGTATATGCGCGAAAGTCCTTGTAGGTAATAGGATTATTATTACACTTAAAGCATATTCCCTGATCCACATGCCCAAAATAATCAATTACTCCTTTTCCATTACATCTAGAACATATTTTTTTACAATGAGCATATGTTTTATTATCTTGAGTATAAGTATTTATAATTTCCCAGCCATTTGCTTTGTTAGAAGGAGCTAAATACCATTCCATAAATAACACCTCTTTCTTTTACTTTTCTCATTTACTATATATATTATATAAAAATTTTGCAAAAAAATAAAGTGGAGCCTTAAAGCTCCACTTATAACCACTTATCCTCGATCTTTCTAATATCTTTTTCAGTCAGTGTTGAGAGATTAAGACCACAATCTTCACAGACACTCTCGAAGATATATCCAGGGACGGTTTTCCCTGCGTATCCACGACGCTTCAATTCCCGCCCAATCATATTTAGCTTTCCTTCTTTTGTCTTAACGACTCCTGTGCCAGAAGCCTCATTCATATATAACCAATAGTCCAATCTCATTTCCGCACCTCCTTAATATGATTCATAATAAACATATCTTACATCATCAATAGAAAGGAAATCTTTGTCTGCAAGTGTTAACGCAGCTTCTATTGTCTGCGCTAATGATTTAAATATATTTCTTGCATTTTCATCTTTCCCTTTATCCGCCAAGAGATAAAGATAAGGAAGAGAAATAACATGCCAATCAATAGTTTCTTCATCTTCATAATAGCTTTCATCAACACCCATTTCATCAAGGGTTAATTCATTTTCAAGCTCGATCTTTTCTCTCATAGAAAGCACTGATTCGATGTTGCACAAAGCTTTAACATATGCAGTCCCGCCCCAAATACTTACGTGTTCATTTTTCTGATTAAAGAGCGGGAGCAGGGTATAATCTCTACTTGCCCCTTTATACTGTATGAATCCATAAATTTCACAACTCATAATACACACCTCTTTCTTTATTTCTATATATATTATATAAAAAATTTTATAAAAAATAAAGAGGAATTATTTATGTTTCATTTACTCCCCGCACCATGCAATACATTGAGGGCTTCCATATTTTTCTATATAGTCCTCATTACCAAATCGTTTTATACAAACATGTCTTACATTCTTCCATCCAATTCTATCATCATTTCCAAGTGATTTTCCAATTACAATATCTTCTATGGAAAACCACTCTTTTCCCGGTTTATCGTTCCATATTTTATAGATATACTCTTTCATTTCATCAATCGTTGCAAATTCTCTAGCTTCTGCCATTGAATCTGCTAATCCTCCTCTATGAGGTCTATATTTAATCATATGTTTTTATCCTCGCTTTCCTCCATCTTTACCCCGCAATTAGGACAATATTTATATGAATAAACATCCGCCCTCATTGTGTTGGATATAATTTTTCTACATTCTGAACAATGCCAATTTCCTATATTTGGATTACTATCATATTGGGTCCATTCCCAATATCCGGTCTTTGACTCTTGTGGAATCAATTTCTCAAACACTTCTATCGGTATTCTTATCGGCACTTCTACAATAGTAGGTGCTTTCTTAATCATATCTGCAATCAGTTCTCTACTGTCAAGTCTATCTCTCCATGCGTGTTCGATTAGTTCGTCTGCATCAATTAATCTCATTCTTTTACCTCCTGCATCTTTGCACCACAGTTAGGACAATAATTCATCCCGTTGTTCCATGGTTCGCCGTCTATGGTTGTCCAACCATCCCCGCAAATGGAACAATCATAATCTACCTCCCCATCCCATCTGTCCTTTTTTATCCACTGCCCCATCTTTGGCTGTGACGTGACGGATGGCAAGTTTTTAATGAATCCAGCAGTAATCGCATCATTGTTGGCTTTTCTTTTGTACATTTCATCAAGCACCGCTTGTCTGCTTATTGCATCCTCACAAGATTCTTGCTCTAAGGCATTAGTAACAATATCACAAGCTGTTAGATATTCTTTGTCCCATCCTTTACTATTGGCATACATCTTTAATTCACCTATATAAATCTTTACTTCTTCATTTGTCACTCCTTATCCTCCTTATTCCTATATATATATTCAGGTTTATCAGGAACCACATAAGGAAAAGTTATATTTATATGAGAGTCCTTACATGTATACCAAATCTCTCCATCATCAGTAAATACTTTTCCATTAATATTGTATGCAGTACCATCTTCGTCTTTAAACACCGCAGAATATCTTTTGTTTTGTAGACGACCGCCTCCAATATCATTCCATTCATCATCTTCACCTGTTAATGGTGAAAGAGGCTTAAACATTGCAAGTCTACTGAAAGCATCAATAACATATGGTGCAGTAAATCCAGTATGACCCTGAGAAGCAAACAACTCGATCAAATCTAAGATTGCCTTTGTTGCAAAATTATTATAAGCTTCTCCAGAATCAATCATTCCAATTCTTTTAAGTTCGTCTTTTGCATAATTAACTAAATTACTCATTCCTCGTCCCTCGCTTCTTGTCTTTTACTTATATTTATTATGTATCATTATCTCGTCAACAATCTTTCTCAATACTTCATTTGTGTGCTGATTTTTGTCAATTCCACTTTCTGTTATTATCTCATGGATATATGATTTAACAATTTCTGCGTCCCGTTGTCTTTCTTGTTGGCACCTTTTTGCAATAGCAGATGACCAACAATGATAACAATTGTTGTAAAACTGCTCTACTTTACAATCTTCATCATTAAAGATATTTTCAAATCCTATATCTTTAGGACAATGTATATCTCGCATCATTACACCTCATACTTTTCGCTTTTATGATTTTATCAAGACAATCCTGACATAATTCTATTTTTCCCCCATCCGCCCTCGTACCATATCCACCAAAATCGTTTTGCTTTATATTTATACTTGATTTTTGCATCAGGCTGGTTATGTTTACATATATCACAAACATGTATTTTCATATTATCTCTCCTTGTCTGCTTCTATGATTGTTGGTGTTGCACCAATATCTGGTGTACTTACTGTTGTGCAACATCCATCACTTTCCCAAATACAATCTTTCTCATAAACAATTTGATTCACGTCAATCAATCTTCCATGTCCTTTTGGAAGTGGAGTGCCGTCACGAATTGCTTTTGCCATTTCACATACATCATTTACTGCTATTTCATTATCTTCTATGTCATTGTCAAATAATCTTGTGAATACATTTTCGTCTATATCAATTACAATCTGCATTTTATTTCACCTCTTTCTGTAGACTCATAATATCGTCAGCAAGCCCTTCTATTGTTTGGTCACATCTGACGTTGTTGTCATACAGAAGATCTATTAGTTCGCTAGAGTCAATAAGGTTTTGCTCTAATGCTTTGATTGCTTGTTGAAAATACTCATACCCCTCTTTACTGATAGACTTCACGCCCTCGCTTTCTGCCTTGTATTTATCAAGAATTCCTAATACATATGATCTACTTATGTAAATGCCATCGTATACTACGACTTCTTCAATCTCGGCTCTTATCTTGTCGAGCACCTTATTCTTATCATGTTCACATACTCCACTAGATACACATGGCTTGTTGATGAATGGATCTTGCTCTAAAGCATCGATTCGTTTTTCTAATTCTTTTATTTTGATTTTCATTTGTTGATGTGTCATTCCTTATCCTCACTTTTCGCTTTTATGATTTTATCAAGACAATCCTGGCATAATTCTATTTTCTCCCAACCACGACATTCATACCAAAAGTCCCAAGCCCTTTTAGCACGATATTTATATTTGATTTTTGCATCAGGGATATTACACTTACATATATCGCAAACACGTATTTTCATATCATCTCTCCTTATCTGCTTCAATGATTGTCGGTGCATTTACAATAGTTTGTTGACAACACTCAAATCCGTTTTGGTCATACATCCTACCAAACGGCAAATAGTCTTTGTCTTTCTTTTCCCATACATCCTCATGGTTATAAAAATTAGTCCATGCCGTTGCAAGAGTTTTATCAGCATCAATCAATCTTCCGTGTCCTTTAGGAAGTAAGGTGCCCTTCAATACCGCAACAATAAGTGTATATCTATCGTATGGTCTTGCTTCGAAAGTGCCATCTTCTATATGCTTAATAATATTTTCTGATACATCAATCACAATCTGCATTTTTACTCTCCTTTTTACCAATTCTGCTTAATCACAAGATGATTGCCGCCACACTTTCTGCATCTACAAGAGCTAAGATTCTTTAAAGTCTTGCACATGCGGGAATACCCGCCAATCATCTTAATACAATCTACGCAATAAACTTCATATTTATATTTTTCTTTCTTAGTGTAACCTGCCTCAAGATCATTAACTGCACCATCATGAGTGCAGTTAATTTCTGCGCATTTCCGCTTAAACATAGCATCATGACCATGCTTTTCCCCTGTTGTTACAAAGAGATAGTAATGCGCATACTCATGCTTGATTACATTAATAATGTCGTTATCTGTTCCATTCTCAAGGAGAGCTGCGGAAAATTCAATAGCATTAACAGAAAGAACCGTTCCTCGAAGAGAAGTAAACTTAACTCTTCCAAGAGTGGTACTAAGTCTGCCATTGGCGGTGATAGGCTCCTTAATGGGGGCAATACCATCTGTTTCCGCAAGTTTATTTAATTCTGTGATAACTCTTTCTATTGTCCACATAATTCTGCTCTCCTTTTCATTTTTCTATAATAATTTTATTATAAATTTTTATAATTGTCAAACGCAGTATCAGGGGGCGGGTTCCCGCAGGATTTGATTTTCAATAAAAATTTTAGTATAATTATTATAGTAAAAATATGAAAGAGGTGTATATTATGATTAAAGCACGAAATTGGAACGAACAGTTATGGTATTTACGATTTAATTGGTAGCGGGAAAGCTGGCTTCATGCCGCGCAAGGCAAAATTTCCCGCCAGTTAAGCAAAAAGGGCAAAAATAAAGTTCGGGAGTTAGTCCGAAAAATGCGAAATTACGAGTAGAGAGGTGTTAAATTATGTATGAAAGTTATACAGATTGGAAGTTAAGACAGCCGCCGCATCATGTTAGAGTTATGATTAAGTTTGAAGATGGCGGAAGATATATAGGGTATTCAGATGGTTTTGGTTATCTCCATCTTGAAACTGGGAAGATTGTTAGTGAAACGGTTTCCCGCCCGCTTGAATGGAAAAAGATTGAAAAAGATGAATGGGGGAACTATGTATGGTAAGCATGATTATCACTTGGGTAGTGTTTTTAATTGGATTTTTGCTCTTGTTTTATCTTGTAAGTAAAGTATATAAGGCGGTATTTGCAAGTGCAGCCGCAACTGATATTCTTTTTGGCAAGAACAGACAAAAAGTAGAGGAGCTAGAGAATAGAATTAAAGAACTTGAGAAACTACTTGAAAATACAAAAGTAAGTTGTGATGACTTTTGTAAAACTATATATGATTCTTATGATGAATAATGAGAGGGCGCGTTTTTGCGCCCTTTTTATTGCGGGGTAGCTAGATTAAGGGGTAGGTGAATCGGCTTTCGCGCATTTTTGTTTAATTTATAAGGGGGTATTTTTATATTTTATAGGGGGTATTAAAAATCCACAAAAAGGAGGTGGAATTTAATTGACATTGCAAGAATTATGTAGGGAGTATAAACTTACGGAAAATACTGTCAAAAAGAATTTTAGTAGAGTTCAAAAAAACTTTTTGGATAAACAAAATCTTGTTCTTACTAAAACTGGTAGAGGGGAAAATGTTAATTACACTGTTGAACCTAATACTGATGATAGAAGAGCTTCCCGCATGATAGAAGAAGCTAAAACTGAAATTACTTTATCGCAAAAACAATTTACTGATTTGGTTGATTTTAATTTCATTATATTTTTGGGTATATGTATGACTCCAATGACTACTTTTTATGGTAATTATAATCAGTTTTTAGATTATGTAGAGGTTAAGAAAAGTAGTAATAATATAGAATTGTTAAAAGAAGGTTTAAAGTTCCTTGCCGCAGAGGAATATATTAGATATGATGTAGATAAAACTAATGAAGATTATTTCTGGGCTGGTTTATATTATAAGACAAGATCAGAGATGGCTATTGGGATTGATATGGTGCAAAGATGTCAATTAATTGCCGCAAAGAATAAGAAGAAAAGCTGGGTGCCGCTATTAAAGACTTGGTTGGGGATACAATATGTATATGATAAACAGCCTTTTACTATGGCGAGATTGAGTGAAGTTACTGGGTTGAGTGTTTATCAGATAAGGGAAAGTAAGAAGTTATTAGAGAAGGATAATTTGTTTATTACATCTAAGGCATATATAGCATATGATAAGTGTATAGGCAGTAATGTAGAGTTAAATGGAATTAATGAAAGTAATAGGAATTTTGTGGAAAATAAGCAACGGACTTAACCAATATATAAATCTTATTATTGTTCAAGACGGTTGCTTAATTTCCACAGATTTGCTTGATTTTGCAGAGGTGAATTCCACATTTGGGGAATTTCGACAAATTGATGCAGATATTGGAGATTAATTAGAATTGAGAGTGAATTGGGAGAAATTGGAGATGGGTGGTGACCCGACCTACCACCCTCAACACCTTCTCAACACGGTATAACGTCCGTTATCGTCTTCCATAATTCCTCAACTTGAAATTTTAGAAAATTTTTTATATAATATATATATGATAAGTGATTAACAGTTATTGCTTATTATTTATACTCCAATTCGATGTATTACGATACATAGTTTTGTTTGTCCTTAAAACTAAAAAAAGTAAATTGACCTTTCTTTAGCCTCAGGTAATACACACCTGAGGTTTTCTTTTTATGTCCGTACCCCGTTGTCCCCTCCGAAGGAGGGGGCAACTTTTTGATTAAAGAGGGTTTCAAGTATAAATATTATCCCATTATATTATATAATAATATATTATAAAAATCAAATAACCATTTATGGGAACCATATTATATGCCCGTGCAGGCGGGAATCGCTTGCAAACAACTGGCGGCCAGATCCATATTCCATAGGGCGGGCGGTAGCCGCCCGTTCCAAATAACCAGTGCATATAGCCATATAGGTCGGCCTACGGCCTCCCGAGAGGTGAAGAGCGCACTTTATTGCGTTAAAGTGTAACACTTTAATGTGTGATTCGGCAAAATTACTGAAAAAATGAAAGATTTTCATAGAATTTTTGTGAAAAATGCTGAAAATTGTTACAAAAATGTTAAAAAAGTATTAAATTTGTGCAATTTGTTGAAGTTTTGCGGAATTTTGGGAAAAATAAAGTGTATTTTTGTATATATTTTTTGAAAAAATTTTGTGTCAAGGGGTTGACTTTTTGAAAATTCGGCGCAGTACGCTCAGGAGCGCGCCGCCAAACAGATATAGCAAAAAAGGACATGGCTTTCTACCATGTCCTATCACTGTGGGTATCTATTCAGTTTTGGGGGAGGACTACTCGTCCTCACCCTCGGTCTCCGCATCTGCGGAAACCTCACCATAGAGCATCTTGCCCTTTACCTTAGCCTTAGCAACACCCATCTGCTTGAGGAGTGCGCTTGCTCTCTGGCAAGATACATCTACCGCATTACCAATCTCGGTAGCAGTTGCGGAACCCTGTGCATCAAGGAACTCCGCAATACGAACCTTGATTTCGTCATTCTCAATCTGACGCTTAGAGGGTTTATCGCTCTTAGCATACTTCTTATCAAGCTGGGCAATCATTCTCTCTGCTACCGCAATCTCGTCTGCGGTAAAAACATCTGCCATACCTACTACCTTAGCAAGTACATCTCTCTTAGTTACACCAGTAATTCTAGCCATAGTCATCTACCTCTTTCTTTCTTTTGTGATGTTTTCTGTTTACATTAGTTATTATAACAAATTTTTAAGTGTTTGTCAAGCACTTTTTTTTATTTATATTAGAGGGCGGTTTCTAGGCGACTCGTGGTGCCGTATCTAGTCTAGGGCAAGTACACAGAAACCTTCCACGCAAGTATGTGTTTTAACTGCTCACCGCTTCCTTTAATATCTTTACCTTACATAAGTAATTATATCAGATTTTTTAGTAATTGTCAAGAAGTTTTTTTAATTCTTTTTTATTTTTTTGGCGGGTAGGATGTTTTGCATCCTTGTGTACCCTTGTTCCTGTATTCATATTATACCATACTCTCTTGCTCTTGTCAAGAAGTTTTTTCTTATTTTTTTCAACCATTTTTGTTTTCCTTTCTTTCCCTTACCTTGTAAATACATTATAACAAAAATTTTTATGGTTTGCAACTTGGAATATTGCACAAATTATGGGAATAAAATTTGTGCAATATTTTTCCATTTTTCTCTTGACAAAAATCCCAGCGTGTGTTATAATGGAATTTCACGCGGTTTGCAGCTTTAGCGTCCGCAAACCGCGCGCCCAATAAAAAAGAACGGCTCTTTTCCTGAGCCGTTCAGATGGTGACCGCCTAGGCTTTAGGCGGTCTGTGTTTGGTGAGTTTCATGGTGTACTCGCTACCCTTGTAAGTGAAGGCGACCTCGGTTTCGGTCTTAATTGCCTTGACCTCTGCGCCCTTATTTTCAAGAAGTTCGGCAACCGCCTTGAGTAAGTAGCCTTTGATTTCATCCACCTTGCGCTCCCTTGTACTAGGTTTGCGCTTGCGGTCTGACTTCTCGTATCGTCTTTCGGACTTAATGGAGTTGACCGCCTTTTCAGTTTCCTCACTAGGCTTGATTTTACCGCTTTCCTCAAGAATCAAGTCGCAAGCCTCTGTGATACTACACTCTAAACTTTCAACATACTTGTCAATGAGGGCATCATCAACATCAAAACCCTTATACTGCATTTGCAACACCTCTTTCTTTATTTGATACACTAATTATAGCATACCTTTAGGGGATTGTCAATAGGTATTTTTGATTTTTTGCACTCTACCCTTTAAGAGTAGAGTGCTTTCCGCATTTTCTTATGCTTTGCCATACAATATGCAAAAATTGCGGTTTCAATAATTACATCCTCAAGTCCTGTATGACTTTCAATAAAATCGGGGTTTTGTGTAATATAGCGGTAAACAGTTTCCGCTTTTACTTGCGGTCTAGGTGTCTTATGGGCGGTTACAAAACCATTCTCAAAACAAAACCGCTTGTATGTGGGAGTTTTTGCAACTACATCTTGTACCATTTTCATAGAATCCCAAACAATAGTGCCATAAGGTAAAAACCATCTGTATTTGCTTTTGGTTTCCCATCTTTGTGTTACATTGAGTGCGGTATCGTCAAACCTTGCATTATAGGCGATAACAATATTTGTATTGTACTTTTTCATTACATCCGCTAATGTCTTGCGGATTTCATAAAGGCTTGCGACTTTTCTCTTTCCGTTTTTAATATCCTTATAATACTGCGGTAACTTATCCGCATAATATGAAGATTTCATAAGGGATTTCTCACCGAAGAAAATTCCTCTATTTACAAAGGAATATTCCTCATATATAGTGCCATGCTTATCACAAACCGCAAATCCGCAATCATATACAAACATATTATTTGCGGAAACACCCTCAAAGTCCTTGTCTATGGGACACGTTTCGGTGTCTAACACTACATAATACTTTCTTCTCTTGTCAACCATTTTCTTTTGTCCTCACTTTCTCCACCTACCTAGGTGGTTCGCTTTTTTATTTTGTAACTTAATTATACTACTTTCAGTTGAGATTGTCAAGCATTTTTTTGAATTTTTTTATTTTTGTTTTGGCTTGCTTTCTTCATCTGACATTATTAATTATAACAGATTGGCGGGAAATTGCAATAGATAAAATGTACAAATTGCGGGAAATAAATTTGTGCAACTTTTTTTGAAAAATCACTTGACAAAACCTGCGGCAGGTGGTATAATGGAAATTCGCCCAGTTTTCGGATAAGGCACTCGAAAACTGGGCGATAAAAAAGCACCCCATTTGGGGTGCTTTGTTTTAGATAGCTTCTGCTCTATAAGTAGTAAACCATCCTTCATTTGCTTCTACTTGCATAGCCCATGAAAAGGCTTTATCTTCTGCTTCTCGTAAAGTTTTAGCTTTTATTGTTCTTTTATACTCTGGGTTACCAAGATCATCACAAACATAAATATTGTATAAATTCATATTAATCGCTCCTTTACTGTTCTTTATCTTCTTTGTTTTCTATCATTATTCTTGCAAGGTTAATTCCGAATAATACACCCTCTTGGAAGTCACTAAGTTCAATTTGGTTATCTTCAGTAAAAATTTTTCTTTCTTCTTCGCCTGCACGCTTTAAAAACTTTACAATCTGTTTTCTTTTTGCCATATTATTTCACTCCTTTTTTCTATGCACTTCCTGCCTATACGGGAAGTGCTATCTTTTCAAGTTCTGCGATTATGTCCATATTGGCATCAATCGTGTGTCCAAGTTTCCAACCCTTGCGGATTTTCTCGTTATCATCTACTAAAATCTGATAACCGCCATTTTTTCTTGTGCAGTTTGCTTTTGTAGTTCCATACTTTACAAGGTGAATCTCGTCATACGGAAAGTCATATTTTGCAAGCCAATCAAGTTTTGCTTTTCTTATGCGGTCGTTATATTCCTTGCTACCGCTTTTTGCTAACCATGTTGTGATTGCAACTTTCCAACCTTGCGCCCTAAGGACTTTCAAAATTGCATTGAGGATGTCCATATCATACAAAGGTTTTGCTTTCTCATAAGGTGTGGTGTCGCTTGCCTGAAGATATTCAAGCCATCCCTCTACACCATAGAAGTCTGCGATTGTGCCATCCATGTCGAATACTAAAGTTTTGTTCATAGGCTTTTGCTCCTTTCCTTTTCTGTAACTTAATTATAGCAAATTTATAGCAAGTAGTCAACCTCTAAATGCGGTTTCGTCACTTTGCACAAAAGTGATCTAGTTTTGGGATAATATTTTGTGCAAAATTTTTTAAAAAATCACTTGACAAAAGTTGATAGGTATGGTATAATGAAATTTCGCCATGCAAACGGATAGTGCGCTCGTTTGCATGGCGTCAAAAAAGCACCCCATTTTGGGGTGCTTGGTTAATTAGTTGTCGCAATAGGCTCTAAGTTCATTTAATTCATTGATGACGTCTATTACATCATAACCCTCTGAGGTTATTGCAGTATTATGGTCAAGAGCCTGAAAGTTTCTTAATGCGTTAAGAGCATCATCTAAATATCTAAGCATACGGTCTTTCTTTTTATCCATTAAGGCTTCATTGGCTTTATTAATAAGCATTTCAAGGTCATCATCTGTCATGTTATCAAAGTTATAAAGGTCTTTCTGCTTAGGCATTTCTGTTTCTTCACTCCTCTCTAAAATAAGTTCTAACTCATTTTCAGCAAACCAATATACATAATCATTTATTGTAACTTCATAGGGCAAATCTTTATCAAATTTATCCCAATCAGTAATTATGCCAATAGTACCAGCAGGTAAAGGATGGAAATAACGATTATTTGCTATAACTGTTTTTACCTTGTCACCAACTTTAAATTTCATATTATCTACCTCGCTTTCTTTTGATGTATTTATTATATCATGCAATGGGTTACTTGTCAACCTTCTATTTTATCTTTATTTGCCTCATACCAACTTTTATACATAGCAACCACACTTCCTGGATAGTATCGCTTACAAGCAGTATAAAAAACTGTCGACCAACAATGTGTATGGTTCATTAGCCAAACGATTAGCTTATTAAAAATTGTTTCTTTTATCTCGTGAAGCATTTTTTACACCCCCTAAATCAACTTAATAACAATCAATCCGATTGTAATTGCCGCAAAACAAGTGTTCTTAATCTTGTCTGCAATAGGTCTGCCTAACTTGAAATCTCTAATCAAATTGATAGTGTTACCAATCAGATATGCGCCTTGACCGATAAAAAATGCCCAACCTACTGTTACCTGACCTACCAACAGTAATCCTAAAATTACATAACCCATGTTATCCCAAAACTTTGTCTTTTCCATTTTTGTTTACCTTTGCACTCGCCGTGCTCCTTTCTTTATGTTGTACTTATTATAGCATGGCGGAAAGCACTTGTCAACACTTTTTAGGAAAATAAATAAAAAAATATTTTTAAAAAAACGCTTGACAAAAATCCTGGGATGTAGTATAATAGTGATTTTGGGCGGGTTGCGAAATGAAGTGGCCGCAACCCGCCCATCGAAAAGAGAAGAGCCTTTCGGCTCTTCTGTAACTACTCGACTTCTTCTCTAATAGACTTGAAGAAATCTTCTACAATATCAGTGATTTTATTTGAGGTTTGTGAGTCAACCATAGCGAATTTTAAAAGAAAATCGTAGGTTCCATAAACTTGTGAAAGTTCTCTTAAAATATTATCTTTTTTTTCGTTAACATATTCTTCAAATTCAAGAACCATTTCTTCCATAACAATCATCTCTTTATCATCCATTTTCATCTACCTCTCTTTCTTAATAAGTGTCCCAACCAAGCATTTCCGCCTCTTCTTCGGTAACTGTACCAAAGCACTTAGGCTCATCAAAATACTGCTTTGCAATCTCGATTGCTTCTTCTTTAGTGTTTGCTTCTACTAAGAAATCCTCTCCTGTTACTCTGTCATTAAATTCGTAGGTCATGTTTACTACCTCTCTTTCATTTGATGTATTTATTATAACATCAATCTTCACTTTTGTCAATAGGTTTTTCCCAATTTACCCAATTTTTTAATGCGTATTCTGTAAGTTCTTTTGCATGAAATGGAAATGTCAATTTGCTTGCACATTCCAAAAGCCACTGAAAAACTTGATACTCTTTTTCAATGAAATCAACTGTTTTAAAGTCGTTCATGTGGAAAACTGAATCGGGATGCTTAGTGCTTGCCGCCCATAATTCACATACATAATCATTCTCATCATTCTTATAAACTTTAATCATTTTGTTTTACCTCTCTTTCTTTTGCTACCAACCATGATGGGAGAAAGCGGAATTAGTATTACTGTTATTAGTGTAATGATATCGTACATCTGCGACAACCCCCTTTCTCTTTATCTGTTGTACTTATTATAGCAAAAAATGGCGGGAATGTCAAGCGAAAATTGCTTCACAAAAGGGTTTAATTAGTTTGAGATTTAGTAGGTTTTAATGGGATCCGATAAGAAACACATTTCTTTAAAAAATCGTTGACAAAATGTTGGAAGTGTAGTATAATGTTAAATTCGGCTCAGATGCAGCTTTAGCGCCCGCATCTGAGCCGTCCAAAAGGAAAGGCACTCCAAATGGAGTGCCTAGGAAAGGAGGTTAAACATATCTGTATGAGTGGAGGAGGTGGGAGTCGAACCCACGAACCAGACGGTTTGCGTGTCTGCGCTATTGCCTTTCAGCTTCGGCGGCGAAGGTACCCTTTCGCTTACACCCCCAAATTTTTAAGCCTGACCCCCTAGCCCCATGACTAGGGGGAGGAACTTTTTAAGACTACTCTGCGTCCTCGAAAGGATTTACAGAGAACTGAGCCTTATTCTTGCCCTTTGCAGGCTTGTTGAAGATTTCGCCATTGGCTACCATCACCTTCATTCTAGCGGAAACCTTCTGAACACTGAGGTCAGTTGCCTTTGCAATCTCGGTTGCGGTTGCAACCTTACCATCTGCAAGGAACTCTGCGATAGTATCCATCTCGGCTCTGCGCTCTGCTTCTACCTTCTCGGATACTCCACCCTTAGAGTTTCTCTTATCAAGCTGAGCAATCATCTTCTCGATAACTGCCTTCTCACCCTCGGTGAAATCCATCTCAAGTGCCTTTGTAAGAACTTCCTTCTTAGTAATCTCTACCTTTGCCATAATTATCTACCTCTTTCTTTCTTTATTTTGTAAGTTTATTATATCAGATTTTTTCTTGTTTGTCAAGAAGTTTTTTTATTTTTTTGATGTCCTAGTGGGAACTTGGCTAGACATCCCGTGGTCGATTTCATTGGCGCCCCATGTGGTTCCCGACCTATTAGCGCCCCTCACACGAGGTATTCCTATCGGGTTTATTTAGTTTGGCGGTGCTCTCATGCGTGTCACATCCTTTCCTTATCTTATGTACTTATTATAGCACATCTTTTTAAGTTTGTCAACAAGTTTTTTTAATTTTTTTAAGATTGTCTGCCTAGTGTTTTCTCATTTCGCGCGACAGTAGGAGTTTGCACTTAGTCTTTTAAGACGCTCTTTCCTTACCTTGTAAACTAATTATAGCAAAATTTTTTGTATTTTGCAAGTAGTAATGTTGCACAAAATATTGGGATCAAAATTGTACAGTTTTTTAACAGAAAATGCTTGACAAAAAACCTGGAGCTGTGGTATAATGGAATTTCGACGCTCGCACGGGTAAGGCATCCGTGCTCGCGGCGTCAAAAAAGAAGGTGCTCCCGCACCTTCTTGCTTATTTTTCAAGTATTAGTCCTCTACTATTTCTTTCTCTGTAATTTTAACAGGTCTGCACCCATCAAAATCTTCATCGCTCATAAACTTCTGAAGTGCTTCTTTTATGTCGTTAGCCGTAAATCCTACGGTGCCTACAAAATCAATCTCATAAATCGTCATTTTTAATCCTCACTTTCTTCTTTATCTGCCTTTATAAGTTTAGGATAGATGCCGTGAACACCTGACCAAAAAATCGTCCATAATTGTTTATTTCTTTTTTTCCTAATTTTAAGGTCTAGACAATCATCTTCTTTCAGAAGTTCGATTGCTCTTTCTTTTGCTTGTTTATAAGTTTTGTAAACTTCTTCGTATTCCATTCTCTTGCTCCTTTCCTTTACTGTAACTACATTATAACAAATTTGATTTTATCTGTCAAGCATTTTTTCACATCTTTCAAAATTTTTACAGTGTTGACATGAATGAACCTTGTGCTTTCTTTTAAGACATATGCTTTCGCCTACATCATTCATGGGTTTGTAGTTATTATAACCAAAGTATTTACAATTTGAGCAAATCTTCTTCTCCATTCTCTTGCTCCCTTCCTTTACTGTAAATAAATTATAGCACAAGTATGATTAAAAGTCAAGCATTTTAGGAAAAATAATTTAAAAAATTTTTTCAATTTTTCTCTTGACAAAAGTTGACGAAGGTGGTATAATGGTTAATTCGGCCGGCTTGCAGACTTGGCGCCCGCAAGCCGGCCGAGAAAAAGAGAGAGTGCAAAGCACTCCCTGTCAATTGCTACTTAAATTACAAGGGTTACATTTAATGGAAATACTACATCGAAGGAATTGAAATAGTATCTTTTTCCATTCTCTAAACTGATTGTATTTGCATCATCACAATTCTCTGTTTCCTCAAGTTTTATAAAAATTCTATCAGTCGTCATATCTCTCTTTCTGACTTATCTGAAAAAACTGCCCCAGGTTTAAGATCTGCAAAATAATACTGCTTGTTATAATTGCCAATATCAATTTTCATTTTATCTACCTCTTTTTTTAGGGTGCGTGCTTATGCACGCTCCCTCAACTTCTCTCTCAACTTTGCTACCCTTTCCGCATTATAGCGGGCATGGTCGCTAGAACTTTCAATCAACTTTGCAACCGCATTAGCAGGTGCTTCCGCCTTTGTCTTGTAAGTTACTCCATTTGCTTCGTAAACTAAATCTCTCATAGTGTTTACCTCTCTTTCTTTTTACTATAATCATTATAGCATTTTCTTTTCCTTTTGTCAACACTTTTTTATCTTTTGTTAGACCCCTACTCAAAGGGGTCTAACTTCGCCCAATACAGGGCTTCGGCGGGGGATAAACCCTCTCGCCTATACACGCGGAACCAATCGTAAAGTGTCATCATAGTGTTGTCCTCCTTTATCCTTTCGATGTACTTATTATAACATCCATCTGGTTGTTTGTCAAGCAATTTTGGGAAATTTATTAAAAAAATTTTTTAAAATTTTTCCTTGACAAAATAGACCGTGATGTGGTATAATAGTGAATTCGCTGCGGTTGCGAAATAAGTGCACGCAACCGCAGCGTCAAAAAAAGAAGGTGCTCCTGCACCTTCTTAATTAGTATTCAAAGATAACTTCATCATTTTCAGAATGAACTGCGTAAACCTCTTCAACTTCACCCGCTCCCGCTTTTAGAATATCTCGAACATTATCTTCTAACTCATCAGCAAGTTCTTCGGTGAAAGTTTCCCAAGGGATTAAAGCCTTATACTTATCATCTACTTCAATTTCTTTTGTGGCTCCATAATACACTTTTACTTTCATTTTTAGTCCTCACTTTCATGAATCGCTTTGTATCGGCTTCCAATCTCTCCATCTAATGCGGTTAAGATATCTGAAAGACTGAAGCAAAAACAGTCGCCTGCAAAAGATGAATACATTTCTACATTAATAGTATCTCTTTCTTCTGGAGTAGTAGTACACTCTAAGTTATCGCAAATCCCTTCAAGAATTTTAATCTCTCTTCTTTTCTCTCTGTTATCAAGAGCCTTTTGAATTTCTTTAAGGGCTTTCTTTAAATCCTCTGTTGAATAATCATCGTATGACATTTTAATTCTCCTTTCTACTCTCCAAAAATCTTTTCTTGACAAGAGGGGCAGAACCCAGTAATCAAGAATTCTCTAGTTACTATGGGTACATTAGGCATAGCCTTTTGAATAAGGGCGCCCTCATCTGCCCACTTGGTAAACCCCTCGGTATCAACAGAAACCTGATTGTATTGTCCACAAAGTGGGCATCTTTCTTTTACTACCGTACTAAGTTCATCTTGATAAATTATTACCATAATGTTTACCGCCTTTCTTTATCTTGATACTATTGTATCATAGGGTATGCTTTTTGTCAAGCATTATTCTCGTTTTCTCTAGGGAAGTTGCCGTTCGGCAGTTGGCTATTTTCTAATTCCCGCCTGTCCTCTAAACAAGAACTGTACTTTTCACCATCTGTTGCGAACTATCTCTTTGAAGGGGCTTCACTTCCCGTATCTCCCTTCTGTGATTATAATATATCACATTCTAAAGCGGGTTGCAATAGACAAGTTGCACAAAATTACGGGAATGGGTTTGTACAAAATTTATATTAAAAAGTGCTTGACAAATGTTGCGGCTCATGGTATAATGGATTTTTGGCGCGGCTCGATGACCTGCGGCCGGAGCCGCGCCACCGACCTAATCTTCATAAAGAGGATATTCGGTTGCCATGTCCTCTACGTAGACAATGTTTGAGTAGGCCGTGTTCAGTTCGTTTGCAATAGTATCCATTAGCTCCTTTGAGAGAGGTATGTAGGTGTTAATGTCTGTATCTGGCTTTGTTAAGTCGGTAAACTTGTCGTCTACTTCCATTTCTGTGATGATGTTGTGATAGACTTTGATTTTCATGGCAGCCACCTCTACTTCCTTTTATCTCTTGTTTCTACATAGTCGCAAATCAATGCGGCAAGTCCAAAGAATAAACAGATAATTCCCATGTTTACAAAATATGCGCTCATTTAGTTTACCTCTCTTTCATTTACTATAATTATTATAACAAATTTGTTTTTATTTGTCAATAAGTTTTTTTATTTCTTGTTCAAGGATCTGCGGGAAAGCGCCCTCATTCTTTCGTGGGGTTGTCGGTCTAGGTGAAGTTGACCAGCTTTCCCGCTTGTCCTTATATATAGGAAAGGCTTTTGTAATTCTATAAATCTTTTGCATGTAACCTACTCCTCATCTTCTTCGAAGTAGGCTACTAATGCAACACCAGGGACTTTATATACTTCCCACCAACCGCCATATGCCTCAACTGAAGCTATATGGTCATCGGTGATGGGGCATATATCACTTGCCTCAACCTCAACAACATCTGCGGTTACCATTGTTCCATCCTCTAAAAACCAAGTAAGTGTTCTCATATGTATTACCTCTCTTCCTCTTTTGATATACTTATTATATCATGGAGGGTTGATTTTGTCAACCCTCAATTTCAATTTTTTTCAAGTTTCCGTATCTTTTCTGAAAATTGATAACCTCAACTCCATTAAGTTTTCCGTTTGTCCAAACGATGTTTCTTTCAAATGTGTACTTATACATAACCTTTTACCTTTCAACCTTGCGGTTGTCCTTTCCTTACCTTGTAAACCAATTATAACATCATCAATTCTGTTTGTCAATAGAGTTATCAACAAGTTTTCCACAAAATTCAAAAAAGTTATCAACATTTTCTTTTGTGCAAAGTGATGAATTTTCAGGATCAAATTTGTGCAAAATAACAACGAAAAACTGCTTGACAAATGTCGCTGGCTATGATATAATGGAATGGCGTCGCGCCAACAATTTCATAGGCCGTTGGCGCGACGCCAAACAAAAAACAAAAAAGGAAGTGCTCACCGCACTCCCTTAATCTCAACTGTGAAGCCTGCTTTTTCAAGTTCCTTTACATTAACCTCATCGAGTCTTACTTCGCCTACTATGATTCCATTTACTCTTACTAATGCCATTTTGTTTACCTTCCTTTTCCTTTTGATATGGTTATTATATCATGTTTAATTAGGTTTGTCAACTGTTTTTTATTTGGTGGCTACTAGCAGTAGTAGCCACCAATCATAGCAACAAGGTACTGTGCTTCTTCCTCTGTGCTACACTCTGTTACAGGGATCCCCTGCTCATTGAATACTGTCCAAAGTCCTTCTACCATAATCTTTTACCTTTCACCGATCCGGTGTCCTTTCCTTTACTGTAACTAAAGTATATCACACACCGCCCACCTTGTCAACAGAAGTTATCAACAAGTTTTCCACAAAGTTATCAACAAGATCCTTTGGTAGAATTGCACAAAATTCGGGATCTAGGTTTGTGCAAAATTTTTGAAAAAAACACTTGACAAATTTCGCCCACTATGTTATAATGGAATCCCGACGCGCAAACGATTTCATAGGCCGTTTGCGCGTCGCCAATTCGCATATGCAATAAAAATAATAGGGTAGGCGTTCCCGCCTACCCTTATATGCTCTATGCAAGTGATACAGCCGAGAGCTTTTCATTGATGGCTCCCCAATCCTCGCTTCTCGCTGTGACCTCTACCTTATAGCAGTTCATTTCGATGATTTCCTTGCTAACGAAGGCGGGAAACTCATTGATAACCGCACTCAGCACTCCGCTATTTACTGCGCTATTGCTCATATAGTATGTCTTACTCTTCATAACATTCACCTTTCCTTTCTCTATGTGTACTACTACTCCATCATGGAGTAGTAGTAAGCCTGCTCTGCAAGCGCCTCTTCTGCATATGCCTCAAGTTCCTCGTCTGTCATTTCCTCGAACCAATTTTCCATGTTTTTCACCTTTCAAGCCTTTGGCTTGCCTTTCCTTTACTGTATCTTTATTATAGCATGGGTTGACTATTTTGTCAACCCCATTTTTCAATTTCTTCTTTTGCGGTTTTAATTGCTTTGTTACATTTAGCAATTTCATCATTCAGTTCATTGATCTTTGCTTGTCTTGTTTCTTCCTTCTTATATTTTCTTACTTTGATTTTTTCAATCTCTTCTTTACAAGCCTTGATTTCATTGTTAAGTCTTTCAATGAAATTCATGTTAAAATCATAGTCACCTTTTGTGTAGACTCTTTCCTTTTCTCCTTCTCCAATGATAACGCGGTTATCTTCATCTACATAGTAGATATTCTCACAAATCTCGCTATCACGAGCGCCCTGGTCTAAAAGAAACTTCTTTGCGCTTTCCTTAGTAGCAAAAGTCTTTGTTGTGTATCCACCATGGTCGCAAGTTACAAATCTGTCATAATATGTTGCATCAAATACTCTCATCATTTCTTTCATGTTCGTTTACCTTTAGTCCTTGTGGACTTCCTTTCCTTTACTGTAACTAAAGTATATCATACTCCATCCGGTCTGTCAATAAAAGTTATCAACAAAATAAAAAAAGTTTTCCACAAAGTTATCAACATCTTGATCCGTCAAATTGCACAAAATTAGGAAAAAATTTTGTGCAATTTTTTTTAAAAAAACACTTGACAAAATCTGTTGACTATGATATAATGGTTGTTCGATGCGCTTGCGATTCGCACAGCCGCAAGCGCATCGCCAATAAAAAAAATAGCCATCCGCTTGCGCAGATGGCTCGATTCTATGCTTCCTTGATGAGTCGAATAAGTGTTCGACATTTCTCTTCATCTCCAATGAAGTCACATTCTGTATAAATCTTTGCTTTGTAGTACATTTCTGAACATTCTCCATAAACTGCTTTTACACTTCTCATTAAAGATTCAATCATTGTTTTTTACCTTTCAACACTTTTTTGTGTTGTCCTTTCCTTTATCTTGAATTCATTATAACAAAAAAATGCTTGTTTGTCAAGCATTTTTTTAAAAGTTTTTTAGCAATATGATAAACTCATGTTTGACCATTTCAAAACTGAAATCTGATTACATTCTCTTCCGATTCTCATGGCTTCTCTTTTGGTGTCTACTCTCTTGCTTTTGTCAATGTACCAGATGCCGCCGCTAAACCAGATTCCGCAAGATCCATTATAGTCTTTGATCATCTTCATTGCTTCTCTAATATCTGTTGTTTCTTTTCCTTCTGTTGCTACTTGCCATCCGCTTTTGTATGTGATGATTTTTCCATTCTTTAAAGTTAAACCATCATTGTCTTTGAGTTTTTTGAGTGTTCTAATGTTTATCATTTTCTTTTCCTTCCTTTCCTTTTGAGTTAAGAATTGATTGATTCAATTCTTAACTCTTTGTAAATCTCAAAACATTCAAGTGTTTCTTTCATTGTTTCAAGCGTTCCTAATTCTACACTTTTCATAACTACTGTTGTTTCTGTTGAGATTCCTACTAACTGATATTTCATGTTTGGGTTTCCTTTCCTCTTTTGATAAATCAATTATACACCCAAAGATTTTATTTGTCAATACTCTTTTTGAAAATTCTTGAGGAGAATTTTTTAATTCTCCTCAATCTCTTTTCCGTCCTCGGAGAATGCTTTTCTCGTTCTCTCTCTTTCAAGCATCCGATTCATGTATGTGTCCATGATGCTTCCTTCTCTCCAATTCTTGTTAAGATGTTTTAACTGTCTGACCTCACCTTTGAAGTAGTAGTATGTATTCGTCATGGCTTTTTACCTTTCAAACTTTTTAAGTTTGTCCTTTCCTTTTTCTTGAGTTAATTATATCAAATTGAATCTTGCTTGTCAAGCGAAAAATAAAATTTTTTTAAAAGAATTTTTTGGATTAATTTAATTGTTTTCTCCCGAGGCTGTCGCACCAGCAGGGAGAGAAATCAAAGGCAGCAGGTCCGGAAGGTAGATAAAAAAATTTTGGCCCCCGGGTGTATTGCGGGATTGGTAGTTTTTGAAAGTGAAAATGAAATGCTCCCACCCCCACACTCCCAGAAAATGAACCCCAAAATCGAATTCACGAAAATCCCCACCACCATGATTTTTCGGACAAAACAAAAGGGAAAAAGACTTTCATCTTTCTCCCAAAATCATGCGCATGTATATCCATTTCCAAAACCGGCTGAAGCGCTAAACGCGCATCAGTTTAAAAGTATTTTTTACCTAGCAACGGGTCTTTATTCTTTTTATAATTAATCTTTTCCATGTCCGCGTCAGCGAGAACCAGCACCCGATCAGTTTTCATGTAAGTTACAACCATTTTAAGTGCATCCCCGCCGAACACATCAAATATCGCATCATGAACCTCTTGCCATTTAACTCCAACAAGATGCGGGAGCTGCATAACAATTTTATCAACTCCATCCTTTTGTATTCTTTCTCTTAAATACAAGAGGGCAACCTTAATTGCGGCAATATTATCAGGTTCATAAAACTCTTTCCTCACTACAAGAGCATAGAAACTTTCAGTTTCTAAACAAGTTCCTGTTCCTTGCCAATTAAATTGCGGGAAAGCGGCCTTGAGGATGCGTGAGAAGTCTATCTGCGAAGACAATAGGCGAAGATCCCCGCAACAATTAAAATCCGCAGGAACAAAAATTACTGGTTTATATTCAGGCGCATAATCATAGATTGTACCTTCTTTTTCATTATAATTAAAATATGGTAAACTCATTATCATACCTCTTTATTTTTCTTTTATTATATCAAATTTTTTCTTTCTTGTCAAATTAATTAAATCTTCTTGACTTCTCGAAAAATTTTTAGTATAATAATACTATAATATAAGAGAGGAGAAGAGTCTTGGAAGAAGAACTAAAACTAGACAATACTTTAACGACTGCGGAAGAGCGCGTCGAACTAGTTAAAAAAATTATTGAAACTTCACCTCCCGAGAAATTAAATTCTAAATATTTAAATATATTAGCCGACTACATAGTGTTGCCGCTTAGCGATCAAGAGAAAAAGGAAAAGAAAATTCTTACCCCTAATCGAATGACTCATATCAAAGAGCGGGAAACCAGCTTAGAGGGTATGGCGGTTAAATTTGAAACAAGTGATGGAGCACATAATATTGAAACACACTTAGAAGATGCAATTTATAATTTAGCGATTAATGATAAACATGTATATTTAACAACAAGAAAATCACCTGTTACTCAAGAAGAATTAGAAAATATACCGGGATTGAAGAAAATTCGAGACCAAATTGATAGTCTTGAAGAACAGTTCAAGGTCGCGCGGGGACGCACTAAGTATTCTATTAAAAGTAATATAATTGAATTATGGAAAGACTTCCATGAACTTCGCAAAAACTACAAAAAACCTATTGGATATGCTAAATTAACAAAATCATTAAAAAAATTAGATTTATACGAAACAGTAAAAATAGAAAATCAAGAAATTATCATAGAAGATTCAAATATTTCATTATTAATTCCACAGCATATTTCATTCCTATTATGTAATTATTCCAAAATCAAAGAAGATAATCATGGCAATTTTGAAGCGGATATCCTTTATACAATGATGGCGCTTGATGAATTGGCGGAGACCGCTTTGCAAAATAATCCAATGTATAGAGATGTATTAATCTATAAAATTGATGGATTAAAAAATAATGATATTCAGCGGGAACTTGAGCAAAAATATGGTTATAGATATTCATGTGAATATATTTCTTCTTTATGGCGTCAAAAGATACCTAAAATGATTGCGGAGCAAGCTAAAAAAGAATATCTTGTTTGGTATTATACAGAAAAAGAAGTAGGTACATGGAAGCGTTGTAGTAGATGTGGGCAAATTAAATTAGCACATCCTTATTTCTTTTCAAAAAATAAAAGCAGCAAAGATGGCTTTTATAGTATCTGCAAGTGTTGCAGAAATAAGAAAAAGGAGTGATTAGATGCCAGCAGTTAAAGATACTAATAAATATTTTTGTGAGCGATGTAAAAAAACATTAGCGGCAGTTAAATTTTATACTTATAAAGATGGTACAAAAGTTGAGTTATGTAAAGATTGCTTATGCGCACATGTAGATAATTTTGATCCTAGTACATTTTTATGGATTCTAGAAAAGATGGATGTTCCTTATATTAGACAAGAGTGGAACATTTTGCGCGATAAGGCTTTCCAAGCAGATCCTAAGAAAGTCGGCGGGGCAGCAGTTCTTGGTCGATATTTAGGCAAAATGAAACTTAAGCAATATATCAATCCTGAAACTGGTAAAACCTATGGATGGGCGGATTCAGAAATGCTCCAAGCAAAAGCTGATGCAAATTCTACCCCTGAGATAGAAATGACAGAAGAAGAGATTGAAGAGCTAAAGAAAAGAAATGAAGATTTAAAGATTGCTTATGAAAAGGGTGAAATTTCAGAAGCAGAATATAGAACTTTAGTTCCTACAGAAACTCAGCGGGAAGAGGCGGAAGCGGGTGCTATAAGCTTTCCTGGGGCACAACCTGCGCCATCACAAAGTGGATTTATTGAAGATAATTTTATTTCAGAAGATGAATTACCTAACCCCGCAGCTGAATTAACTGAAGAAGATAAAATTTATCTTGCTATGAAGTGGGGTAGATTATATAAGCCTAATGAGTGGGTTGAACTTGAAAAGAAATATACTGAAATGATGGATTCATTTGATATTCAAGATGCGGATTCCCGCAACACTCTAATCTTGATGTGCAAAACAGATTTGAAGATGAATCAATGTCTTGATTTAGGTGATATTGATGGATACCAAAAATTAGCAAGAGTAAGTGATAGTTTAAGAAAGTCAGGACACTTTACTGCAGCGCAGAACAAAGATAAAGATAATGACCAAATTTCTTGTGTTGGTCAAATCGTTGCTTTCTGTGAGCGGGAAGGTGGTTTTATCCCTAGGTTTGTAACGGATGCTCCGCAGGATATTGTTGATAAGATTATCGAAGATAGTAATAAATATACTTATAACTTAGTTACTAAAGACCTTGGTTTTGGTCAGCAAATTGAAAATTATTTAAAGAAGATTGCTCTTGAGCAAGAAGCTAGAGATAATGTTTCAGATGATGCTGAGCCAGAAGAAGTTTTAGATGATGATATTAGAGAATTCTATGAGCGGCAAGCAGAAGACAAAGAGCTAGATGATAAGAAACTAGATGACAAGGTAACCGCATATAATATGAAAGAGTTAGAGGAAGGTGAAGAAGATGGCGTTAGCTGATTTAATGGAACTTTCCGCTAATAAAACTAATCAAAAGATTGGTATTTCAGAAGAGCGTTTGCATGGTTGTTTAGATGAACTTCGTAAAGCGATTGCTTTTTATAGAGAATATCCTGATATTTATATAGATACTTGTGTAGAATGCGCGCAAGGAAATGAAAAGAAAGTATTAAAACTATATACTTACCAGAGAGTATTTTTGCGGCAAGCAATGAGATATAGACATGTATATGCAGTATATCCTCGTGCTTATTCAAAATCTTTCTTGTCAGTATTAGTTTTAATGCTTAGATGTATTTTCTATCCCGGCTGTCATTTATTTGTTACAACAGGTGGTAAAGAGCAGGCTACTGGTATTGTGCGCGAAAAGGCGGAAGAACTTTGTAAACTTGTTCCAGGTCTTGCAAATGAAGTAAACTTTGATCGTGGTAAATCTAAATCTTCGAAAGAAGAATTTACTTACTTGTTTAAAAATGGTAGTATTCTTGACGTTATGGCAGCAACACAACGATCCAGAGGTCGAAGAGCTACTGGCGGGTTAATAGAGGAGGTTATTCTAGTTGATGGTACGCTATTGAACGAAGTAATAATCCCTACCATGAACGTAGATAGACTACTTCCTGATGGTACTCGACATGAAGAGGAGATTATTAACAAGAGTCAAATATACGTGACAACAGCAGGCTGGAAGAATACATTCCCCTATGAAAAGCTGATGATGACACTACTTGAACAAGTAACTAAGAAAGAGCAGTCTATTGTAATGGGCGGTACTTGGAGAATACCTGTTGCAGAAGGTCTTTTATCACACAACTTCGTTCAGCAGTTAAAACTTGATGGTACTTATAATGACAGTTCATTTGGTCGTGAATATGAATCAGAGTGGAGCGGCGATGCGGAAAATGCTTATTTCTCGTCAGAGATTTTTGATAAATATCGTATCCTTCTTCAGCCTGAATATGAATACAGCGGAAGAAGTAGCAAATCCGCTTATTATGTGCTTGGAATAGATGTTGGTAGAAAAGGATGCACCACAGAAGTTTGTGTTCTTAAAGTAACTCCTCAGCCTCAAGGTAATTCTATTAAGTCTCTTGTAAACTTACAGTCTTGGGAAGAAGAGCATTTTGAACAGCAAGCTATTAATATCAAGAAACTCTTTTATAAGTATAAGGCGCGAACTTGCGCTATAGATGCTAATGGTCTTGGTATTGGTCTTATTGATTACATGGTTAAAAGTCAAATTGATCCAGAGACAGGAGATACACTCCCGCCATTCGGTGTTGACAATCTTGATGAATATCCAGAGTATAAGAAGTTTAAAACTCCTGATACTGAAAAGGATGCTATGTATTTAATTAAGGCAAACGCGCCAATTAACACTGAAGCACATACTTATGTGCAAACGCAATTATCTAGCGGAAAGATTAAATTCTTAATAGATGAAACTACTGCTAAGATTAAATTAATGGAAACTAAATTAGGTCAGTCGATGACACCTGAAAAGCGAGCTGAATATTTAATGCCTTTTACATTGACTACTAGTTTGCGTGAACAAATGCTTAATTTAGTTGAAGATAATGAAGGTGTTAATATCATTCTTAAACAATCTACTAGAGCAGTATTAAAAGATAAATTCTCTGCTTTTGAGTATGGACTATTATTCATTAAGCGGGAAGAAGATAGAAGAAAGAAAAAGAAAAAACTTGACATTTCAAATTTAATGTTATTTAATTAAAATTTTTTGGACATTTTAGACAAAATGTTTTTAAGTTTTTTTCATATACTATATAGGTAGTGGAAAGAGGTGAAAGAAAACTAATGCGTGCAAGTAGAGGCGAAATAAAAATTGAAGAAATATTAGATGCAGCAGGTTTAATATATAAAGAAGAATATAGTTTTCCGGATCTCGTGTCTAGTAATGGTCGGCCACTAAGATTTGATTTTGCGGTTTTTGATGATGATGGAGACCTTGATTTTCTTATTGAATACCAGGGTATCCAGCATTATGAACCAAAAGAGAAATTTGGTGGTTGGTCAGGTTTTCATAAACAACAATTTAATGATATGATGAAAAGAGAATATTGTAGAAAACATAATATCAAATTAATTGCAATTCCATATACCGATGAACATATAATTAATTATGATTATATAATGAGATTAGCTGGTTATTAAATTGGAGGATTGTAATGAGAGATATAAGAAAAGAAGCGATAGCTCAATTAATAACCGGTAACTCTAATACAAAAAACGGATTAATGGATTTCTCAAAGATTAAAGTTGATACTGGCATTTTACATGATGCGGTAGTTACATCTCCTTTGAAGAAAATTAACTCCATGTATGCTGATAAGAATTATGTTCTTCAAGCTATTAATAGCGGAAATATAGAGAACATGAGAAAAATATCTGATTTCTTTTATAAAACTAGTGGTATTTATTCAAGATTATGCAGATATTTAGCTTATTTATATAGATATGATTGGTATGTTGTTCCTTACATTGATGGCGGAGATACTTATCCGCCTAACAGTGATAATGGAGATATATCTTCAAAGAATGTAAATAAAATCTTGGATAGCTTTTTTGGAGTTCTTAAATATTTAGATTCATTTAATGTTAAGAAGTTCTTAGGAGATACGGCTTTAAAAATTGTAAAGAATGGTTGCTATTATGGATATATAGTCCATTCTACAGATTTTCCTTCCGTACAAGAGTTACCCATTGAATATTGTCGATCTCGATATTCTGTTCAGAATCGTCCAGTGGTAGAATTTAATATGAAATATTTTAATGACTATTATCCAGATGAAGAATACAGAAATCGAGTATTAAAGTTATTCCCAGAAGAATTTTCAAAAGGATATAAACTTTATCGTCAAGGTAAATTAAAAGGTGATTTTCAGGGTGATACATCAGGTTGGTTTTTACTTGATCCTGATTGCGCTTTTAAATTTAATATAAACGGGGAAGATATTCCTCTAATGATGGCGGTTATTCCCGCAATTATTGACTTAGATGATGCGCAAGAGTTAGACAAGAAAAGAATGGCTCAAAAGTTGCTTAAAGTTATTGTTCAGCAAATGCCGCTTGATAAGAATGGTGATCCAGTCTTTGATAGTGATGAAATGCAGTTAATGCATAGTAATGCGGTTAAGATGATTTCTAGTGCTTTTGGTGTAGATGTCTTAACTACTTTAGCGGATATCCAAGTTGCGGATATGGCTGATAAAAATACCACTACTACAGTAGATGACTTAGCAAAAGTCGAGAGAGCAGTTTATAATGAAGCTGGTGTTTCACAAATGTTGTTTAATACTGATGGTAATATTGCTCTTGAGAAATCTTATGCTAATGATGCAGCCATGATGAGTAACTTAGTTGCTCAATTTGAAGATTTCTTAAATCTTATCATTAAGAAGTTTAATAAGAGTCCTAAAAAGGTTTATTATCAAGTTCAAATCCTCGGTACTACACAAGATAATTATAAAGAATTATCTAAGATGTATAAAGAGCAGACTCAGTTAGGTTACAGTAAGATGTTGCCGCAAATTGCACTTGGTCAGTTACAGAGTACAATTCTTGCTAATGCGTTCTTCGAGAATGATTTACTTAACCTTGTTACTGTATTTGTTCCTCCTCTTATGTCTAGTACAATGAATGCGGATTCCCTTGCGCAGCAGCAGACAGGCCGTATGAGATCGGGTTTGGGCGACGGTGAAGAGAAAACTGCCGGCCGCCCTGAGAAGGAAGAAGGAGAAAAATCAACCAAAACTCTTCAAAACTTAGAGAGTAAAAGTTAAATATATTAGGAGGCAAAAGAAATGAATAATTATATGTCTATTTCAACTATAAGCTCTCCAGAGTTTATAAACCTTGAACCTCTTGATGTTAGTCCTTTTATTTCTAAATGTGACATTAAAGTTTTGTATTTAGGTAAAAATAGAAATAATACTTCTATTGATAAGGAAACTGCCATGGAAATGGCAAAAACTTTAAGAGGTAATCCTATTGTAGGTTACTATAAAAAAGAAGATGAAGACTTTCAAGATCATGGTAAGAAGATTACTATTGATGGAAAGGGTGTTCATTTTGATTGCTTAACGCAACCTTATGGTTTTGTTGCTCCAGATGCAGATGTCTGGTTCCAAGACTTTGAAGTTCAAAAAGATGATGGTACGAGTATTGTTAAGACTTTCTTAATGACTACTGGTTATCTTTGGACTGGTCAGTATGAAGAAGCACAACAGATTCTTGATGATGGCGGAAAAGGTCAATCAATGGAACTTGATGATGAAACCATGCAGGGGCATTGGGCAAATGACTTTAATTCTAATAGAGAATTTTTTATTATTAGTGACGCAATGTTTACTAAACTTTGTGTGCTAGGCGATGATGTAGAACCTTGTTTTGAAGGTGCTAGTGTAACCGCCCCAGAAGTAAGTACAAATTTTACTTTAGATAAGAATTTTGCGACTACTTTGTACACAATGATGAAAGAACTAAAAGAAACTCTACAAGGAGGTATAAATAAAGTGGAAGAGCAGAATAAAGAAGTTCTTGAGAACGAAGTTCAAGAGACTGCGGAAGCTCAGACTGAGGAACTCGTAGCCGAGGATCCAGCAGTTGAAACTCCAGTTGTAGAAGAAACTGCAGCAGAGGACGCAGGAATCGTAGAAGAGGCTCCTGCCGCAGACTTTGAGCAAAATGAGGACAACTCTGTTGAATCTATTGCTTCTGAAAATGAAGTAAATATAGAGGAACCTTCTGTTGAATTTGAAAAGAAAGAAGACGACGAGAAGGAAGAGTCTAAAGACGACAGCGAAGATGAAGAGAATACTGAAGACGAAGATAAGAAAAAGAAAGAAGAAGACTATGCTTTATTAAAGACTGAATATGATAATCTTAAAGCAGAGTATGAAACTTTAAAAGAGGAAGTTGAATCTCTTCGCGAGTATAAGTTAGGCAAAGAAAATGAAGCAAAAGATGCTTTAATTTCTGAGTTTTATATGCTTTCTGACGAGGATAAGAAGGATGTTATTGATAACAAGACCTCTTATACTCTTGACGAAATTAAATCTAAATTAGCTGTTATTTGCTATGACAAAAAAATTAATTATTCCAATAGTAAAGATTCTGATGACAAATTGGCTGATGCAACAGTAAATATGGCTCAGGTTGATTCTTCAACTCCTGAATGGTTGCAAGCAGTAGACGCACACAGCAATCGATAATAATACAAGGAGGAAATATAAAGATGGCAAGTATTACAAGAAAAGGCTTTGGTCAAGTAGAGCCTAATCATCTTTCTGCACAGAGAACTGGACAGATTTATGCTCAGCTTATCGCAGATAAGAATATAAACATCATCGAGAATGGTCAGTTTATGAAGTATGACTATTCAAATAGAAAAGCTAGCCTTGATGGCACCGTTGAAGGTGAATGGCTGCTTGTTTACAATGAAGAGAAGCTTTATGATCCTAGAAAGCAGGAGCATAAGTATTTTGCACAGGTTAAGACTGATTTTGTAGACGGTGAGATTGTACCTCGTCTTTTCAAGACAAACATTGGTGATATCTTCACTACAAATACACTTGGCGCAAATACATCTGATACTGCAACCACTAAGGCTTTCACAGTAAAGAAAGATGATCTTATGCAGGTTGGCACAAATGGTTACCTTGAGGTAGTTGGTCAGGGTGTAACTCCTACCGCTCCTGTATTTAAGGTAGTTGACATTACTACACTTGCTGATAAGCAGGATGCAGTTAAGCTTCAAAGAGTACAGTAAGGAGGAAAAAAGAAATGGCTTTAGATAAGAAAAATTTAATTGAATTAGCTAGAGTTGTAGCAAAAGCTGATTCTAATTCTCCTACTGCATATAGCTTTGGAGAGAAGAAGTATAGCTATGACGAGCTTGATAGCACACTTCGTGCTGAACTGAAAGAACTTGTTGGCACTCCTCAACTTTACAGAGAGAATAAGGGTACTCTTTTCACTCTGATTGAAGAGACTATTACAGAAGTTCTTCCTAAAAGAGTTCTTGAGCAGTATGGTATGTTCGCAGATATCCGTACATTTGACGATGGTGAGAAGGCAATCTTCTCTATTAAAACTTCTAACTATGCTAAGCAGAGAGGTAAGAAGTTCGTAACTAAGGTTGGTCTTGCAGGTGTTTACGAGGTATTCAAACTTGATGGATACACATTAGAAGTACCTGTTGAGGCATGGGGCGGTGCTGCTCAGATCGGTTTCGAGGAGTATCTTGCAGATCGTATTGATATGGCTGATGTAATCGGTATTATCAATGATGGTCTTAACGAAGCTGTATATCGTGAGATTGCTAAGGCTCTTAAGAGTGCAATCAATAGCATCCAGCCTACAAACATTGATTCTCAGACTGGTTTCGTAGAGTCTTCTATGGATAATCTTCTTCAGATTGCAGACTCTTATGGTAAGGCTACAATTTATTGTACTTATGAGTTTGCTGCGCTGATGGTTCCTCAGTCTGGTTGGATTTCTGACGAGCAGAGAAACGCTAAGTGGAATACTGGTTACCTTGCTAACTACAAGGGACATAATGTTGTAATTCTTCCTCAGTCTTATGAGGATGCTTCTAATACTAAGAAGGTAATTGATCCTTCCTATGCTTACATCATCCCTACTGGAGCAGATAAGCCTATTAAGGTTGCTTTCGAGGGTGGCGTACATACTAAGGAAGTTGAGAATCAGGATTGGTCTACTGAAATCCGCGCTTACCAGAAGTTCGGTGTAGGTATGGTTGGTATTAACTCTGGTATCTGTGTATATCAGAATTCAAACCTTGCACCTGCAGCTAAGACACTTGTTCTTAATGCAGCACCTGGACTTGATGCGGTTTATACACCATAGTCTGAATAAATTAATATCTTTTCTAGGGGAGATTTATATCTCCCCTAGATTAAATATTTATAGAGATAAAAGGAGATATTGTTATGGAAATGAATAATAAGGTAAAGGTTACCAATAGACATAGAGGAAAGACAGGATATACTATTCCTGATTTAAATAATCTTCATAGAGATTTTGAGCCTGGTGAAGTTAAGATTGTAGACAAGGAAGAAATTTTTAAGTTGTCACAGTTCCCAGGTGGAAGATATATTCTTGCTAATTATCTTGTTATTGAAGATAGCGAGTTAGTTTCAGAAGTATTTAATGAAGTTGAGCCTGAGTATTTTTATACTAAAGATGATATTAAGCGTATTATGAAAGATGGCTCGCTTGATGAATTTGAAGATATGCTTAATTTCTCTCCTCTTGGCGGAATTGAAATTATTAAACAAGTTGCAGTTGAGTTACCTCTTAACGATATTGCTAAGAGAGATTTGATTCTTCAGAAGACTGGTTTTAATGTTGCTAATGCTATCGAAATCGCAAAGGATGAAGAGAAAATAGTTGAAGTAAAGCCTGAGAGAAAGGCGACTACACCTGCATCTAAGCCGGTTAGAAAGGTAGTTACACCAACTGCAAAGAAGTAATTTAATTGAGAGGAGTGATTAAATGACACCGTTTTCAAAGGTTTATGATTTATTCCTCAGAAAAATTACAGATGATATGTATATGGAATTTACTCCAGAGGACACTATGAAAATGCTTAATGAATTGCTTGAATCTGCAATTCCTTGGTTTGAGTTTCCTAGAAAGTCGCTGGAAACACAAGAGCCAGACGATCCATCAGATGAAGAAGATGGTTATTTTATTAGTGATTTAACTAAAGAAGAAATGAACATCTTAGCTATCTATATGGTGCGGGAATGGCTTGGTCAACAGCTTGCGAGTATCGAGAATGTCCGTATGAAATATAGCGGCAGCGATTTTAAATTCACTTCACAAGCAAATCATATGGCTAAAGTACAGTCTATGATGAAAGAATATGAAAGACAAGGATTCCATTTACAAAGGTTGTATAAAAGACGAAAGTTAGATAGTAATGGAGTTTATAGGTCTACTTTACATACAATAATGGATACTCCAGTTTATCCTTTTAGTAGAGGAAATGAAGATCCAGCGACCTCCAATCAAAAGGAGGAATATTATTATGAAGACTAAGTATGATCTTGAGGTAACTCCTGAAACACTATATAAAAATATAAAAAAGATAATTAACTTAACATATAAGTTATTACCTATGCGCGAAGAGGGTTCCGATTGGTCTAAGTTATTAGAGACCTTATTAGAAGAGCTGGTTGGAATGAATAGGTTGCTTATCGACTTACAACCTAGACTGTTTCCGATTATCTGTAAGATGGAAGGTTTATTTAGTCTAACTAAAGATTCAGATATGTCCCTTTATAGGAGAGTTATATTTGAGTGTCTAGGTTTACTAAGTAAAGTGTATGAAGATGGAAGCTTTAAATAATATGCGCAAACGCCTACAATATAATGGCGGAGAATTTCAGCAAAGTCGAATGATAGAGGGTAAATTGCAAAGTCTGAAAAAGGCTTTGCTTTATTCTTATCAGGCTGGAACGATGGTTATTGATAATCCTAAGTATGATGAAAAAGCAAAAGAGGGTATTGAAAGTTTACCTGTATTAGAATTTAGATGTCTAATGAATCCGGATAAACTTACCTTTAATGAAGATAAAAAAATGTTATCTGTTCCATTTAAAGATATTTGTTTAAATGCGGAGCGGGTTGGCAAGATGTCCGAGGGGATAATCGACATTCCTGTAGAATGTGGAACTACCTTTATGTGGAAGGAGACCAATTCCCGCTGGTTAGTTACTTTAAGATATCTTGAAGAATTAGCTTACTTTAGAGCAGATGTTAGAAAATGTTTTCCTTATTCTCTTGATATAAATGGAAAATCATATTGGTTTTCTTCTGTTGGTGAAGATCAAGAGACTATTGAGTGGAATAAGAAAAGATATGAAGAATGGAATCAACTTAATTATACTAGATTATTATATATTAAAAGAGATGAAAATACTTTAGATTACTTTAAACGATTTAAAGTGATTAAAGTTCCTAATATTGATGGGAAGTTAGAATCTTGGGAGATTCAAACAGTTGCTCCCAATAGTATTGATAATGTTATTAAAGTCTATATCAAAGAGTATTTTGAAAATCCTTATGAGGAAATTAGTGAAATCGCGCAACAACAAATTGCGGAAATGCATGAATTAAATGAAGATTTAGAAATGTATGTTTATGGTTCACTAAATGTTTCTACTTCTTTTGTAGAAAATGCTTATTGGGAAATTAAAAATGCTACTTCTGGTATGAAGTTTGAATTAGATGCAATAAAGAAAGATGACAATGCTATTGTAACTATTGAATCTTTATCAGGTAAATCTGGAAGTTTTGATTTATACTATAATGATAAATTAGTTAATCATGTTGTAGTTAAATCAATAAAGAGATAAAAGGAGAATGATATATGCAGAGAAACGCACTATTACCGCCAATACAATCTTCGTTTCTCTCTTGCGAAAAGGATACTGAAATAATTTTGAATAAATTATTTGTAGAAAGTAAGCCTTATAGTAATTGGTTAAAAAGATTGTTGGTTATTAATACACCTGACTGTTTAGATAAACAAATTATTAAATATGATAAGATTGTTGATGAAATTACAATCAAAGATTTAATTGATCAGCAGTATTTGCGTACTACTCCTAGACTCGAACTTTCAGAGCATGAGGATGTACAAAGTTATATTTTATTGACTTTTGATAATTTTACAACAAATGCTGTCAATCCTAGATTTAGAGATTGTACAGTTAATTTTGATATTATTTGTAATACTAAACAGTGGGAATTAGAAGATTTTAGAACAAGACCATTAATGATTGCGGGATATATAGATGGCATTTTAAATTTTAATAAACTGTCTGGTGTTGGAGAGTTTTTATTTTTAGGATGCCAAGAATTAATATTAGATGAAAACTTAGCGGGTTATACTCTAATGTATGAAGCAGTTCATTTTACAGAAGATGATGCTAAGTTGGAAGAGTTATCTAGTAAATGAGAAAAAAATCTGTAGTGGCTAGATTAATTCTAGACACTGGAGTTCCAGTACCTTTCCCCGCAGCTCAAGTGGTTATATCTCAACCTACTATTGAAGAAATAGGTATGATTGGTGGAGATAATATATTTTTGATGGGTGTTGAAGCTTTGACCAGAAATTATTTAGCAATTCAGGACAAAGTTGATTTAGGTGACCTGTCAAATTTTGAAATATTTATGAGGGTAATTAGTGAAAAGAATGAAAAAAATTATCAAATCGCTCATGCGGTTGAAGAAGTTTTATTTTTAATATTTCCTAACTACCGAGTAGGTTTTACTCCAGCATCTATAATGCTACAAGAGGAAAGTGATGAAAATAAAGCAATTCATATTATAGATAAGAATAACTTTGATGATTTTACTTTAATTCTAAATGATATATTTTGCTTAGATGAAATTAAAGGAGTAAATAATGATGACTATAATCCAATGGGTGACCGTGCAGCGGCGTTGGTTGACAAATTCCGCAAGAAGCGTGAATTGTTGGCTCAGTTAAGAGCAGAGCGCGGTGAGGATGATAATCAATCTATTTATGGTAGATATATTAGTATTCTTGCGGTTGGATTACAAAAAAATAAAAAGTCATTAGCTAAATACTCTGTATATCAACTAATTGAAGAGTTTAAACGCTTCCAATTAAAAGAAGCTTTTGACTATACAATTCAAGCAAAACTAGCTGGAGCAACAAAAATTAAAGATGCCAAAGATTGGATGACTGATATCCGCTTTGGTGAAGTTGATAATGATGAATAATAAAATTAATTAAGGAGGAAAACGATATGAAATTTGGTGTTCGCGAATGCGCTAACATAGTGTTCAGAGCTAAGACTCCTACTAATATTGGTAAGTATAAGTTTAAGCCTGGACAACCTGTTCTTTATATCGATACAGCTACTACATCTTCTGTTGAGCAGGCTACAACAACTGTATATGCTCAGGGTGGTAGAGGTAATGTTCGTCTTGTATCTTGGGAAGGTGAGAAAACTCTTACTTTCACAGTAGAGGATGCTCTTCTTTCACCTATTTCTCTTGCAATGCTTTCTGGTGCAGATCTGTTCCAGGGTAGTGCAGATGTTCAGAAGGTTCACTTCCACACTACTAGCACTGCAACAATGGAAGTAGATGCTCAGCATAAAGCTACTATTGATCTTTCTAATGCACTTGGTGCAGCTGAGGATATCTGTGATTCAAACGATTCTCCCGTATATATTATTATCACTGAAGGTGATGGTAGTTTAAAGGGTGAAATGATTGAAGGTGCTGTTTCTGTAGTTGCAAAATCTGGTGCTACTGTACATCAGGTTATTGAAATTGCAGGTGCAAAATTAACTGGTCTGCAAGATTGGGCACAGAGCGAGGCAAGTATTCCTACAACTGATGGATATGTTGATGCAGGTCAGTACACTGTTTTCGTAGATTATTATCTTGATAAGAATGCGACTGCTGTTGATGAACTTCAGATTGCAGCTGATAATTTTGCTGGCAACTACTATGTTGAAGCAGATACTCTTTTCCGTAGAAAGTCTGACGGTGTAGATATGCCTGCTAACTTAACATTCCCTAATGTTAAGATTCAGTCTAACCTTACATTCCAGCTTTCTGGAACTGGTGATCCTTCAACTTTCACATTTACTATGGACGCACTTCCTGGCTATACTTATTTCGATAAGAGTCGTGAGGTTATGTGTGTAATCCAGGTAATTGAGGATCAGTCTAATGCTGATAAGGTTATTAAACCTGTAATGCCTCACAACAAGACTCTTGAGCATAAAGCAGATGAGATTGATGACTCTACATACATTGGTTATGGTGTAGAACCTGCAACTCATGATAATAAGAAACTCTTCATTTACGGACCTAAGACTGTTGCAGAAAAAGGAGCAATCACTCTGACTGGAACCTCTGTTCCTAGTGGAGCGACTGTTACTTGGGCATCAAGTGATACAGAGGTTGCATCAGTAGCTGATGGTGTTGTAACTGGTGTCGCTGCGGGTGAAGCAACAATTACTGCAAGCGCAGAAGGATATCCTGATGCTACTTACAAGGTAACTGTTACCAAAGCATAATAATTTAAAAACAATTTAATATTGATATATATAATGGCGGATGGTGGAAACACTGTCCGCCATTTTTTTTATTATATATAAAAGTAGGTGATTATGGATGGCAGATAGATTTACAAATTTTAAGATTTATAAGGATCTAAGTAAAGTATTAACAGACCCAACAAAGAAACTTATTATAAAAGACATAAGTGAATGTAAAAGAGTTATAGAAAATGCAATAGATAAAACTAAAAGATATACAGATGCACAATTAGTTAGTTATGGGTTAAAAAAGAGATATGGATCTAATCTTCGTAAGGGGCAAAGGGTAAAACTAAAAGAAGTAACAAATTTATATATGGATGTATATAATGCTATAATGTTAACAAGAGAATTTTTCACCGGAGCAAACATTGAATATACTGGAGCAATACTTGAAGATAATACCCAAAAAGTAACCGGTACTTTTACGGTAAGTAGAGAAGAATTTTTTAACAGTATGAGTTTTTCCAAAGGAAAAGGAAAAGAAGCTAAAGATATTATATTAAAAACGACAAAGCCTTTGGCTGATTTTAAAGGAAAAATAAAACAAGTTGTAAATAGTGAAACTATTGATACAAGAATAGAAGCATTTAGTGGAAATAAACAAAAAGTATATGACACTTTTGATAAAATAGTAAGGGAAAGAGTTGGAAATTATGAAGGTATTGGAGGATGGATTTTTGAAGGATTCCAAAGAATGTATTTTACTTCAAAAATTAAAAATGATATACAACAAACCAAATTTCTTCTTAATATAGAAAGCGGGAGAATTAAAGATGAAAAATATAATTATGAAAATTATAAAGATTATATTACAAACCTCATAAGGTCAATACAATCTGCACCCGTAAAAGGTTTTCAAGCTGGTGATGTCAATAATCAACAGTTAAAGAAAGGTAAAGCAAGCTTAGTTTCATCAACTTATTTAATTGCAACATTAGATAAATTATTAAATATTTTTAATAATTTAGAGCAAGGATTAGGAACTGAAGCAGAAAAAGGCTTACAAGAAATTTTTACTGCAAATATTCAGGCTGGTGAATTTATTGATCAAGCAGAAGTTGTAAGAGATCAAGCATCAAAAAGACATATAAAAGAGGTTATAAAATCTATTGATGGAGTGACTTTTAAAGAGTCTTGACATTATATAAAAAATTTTGTATAATATAAATATATAGAGTTAAAAGGAGAAAAATACTATGGAAATTTTTGGTAAAGAAGTTACAATTAAATCATATCTTCCCGTGGAAGATAAGATCGAGTTGATTCAGCTTGTCCTTCAAGAGTCGAGAAATCTGAATAATACTTTTAATGAAATTAAGTTATCTACTTTATTTCCTTTATTTTTAATGTATTATTATACAGATTATGATTTTACAGATGAAGAGAAAGCGGAGCCATTCAAGTTATTTGATAGACTTTACGAAGATGGTGTAGTTACTAAATTTTTAGTAGAAATGCCTGCAACAGAATATGACTATTTAAGAGAGAGCTTAGATACTCAAACTGCGCGGGAAGAGGAATATTTAAACTCAACGAATTTTATTATTTCAAATCTCTTAGCGCAGTTACCCGCACAGATGGAGCAAGTTGGTCAAATTATTAATAATTTTGATCCAGCAAAGTATCAGAATGTTATTGATTTTGCAACTGCCGCAAATGGTGGTAGAAACATTAATACCAACAAACCCGCCGAATAAGAATGGTCATTTTTAATTAAAATTATCACTCCTATAATTATAATATTATAGGAGTGATTTTTTTATTTATAAAAAATCCAAAATGATTCGTGATTATAAAAGGAGGTAAAAGGAATGGCTCAAGGTGGAAGAATAGATTATACCATTGGGTTTAATGTTGATAAATCTGGGTTACAGAATATTCAAAAAGAGCTGGCAAAGATTAATCAAATGTCAGCTAAAGATATACAAAAAGTAAATCCTGCTTTAAATGTAAATGAAGCTAAAAGCGTATTAATGAAAGCTAAAATTGCAGCTAATGAAGTTCAAAAAGCGATGCAGGAAGCTTTTAATCCAACTATTGGTGTTACTAATATAGATAAATTACAATCTTCTTTAAAAAGGTTAAACTTAGCTGAAATTCAAAAAAGATTTTCGGCTATTGGACCTACTGGGCAAAAAGCTTTTTTAGATATATCTAAATCTGCTTTAACTACTAATGTTCAGTTAAAACAAACTAGTAAATTAATGGATAAAGTTGGAGAAACTCTTACCAACACTATTAAATGGCAGTTTTCTTCAAGTATTGTTAATAGATTTATAGGGACGGTTCAACAAGCAGTTGGATATGTTCAACATTTAGATAGTTCATTAAATGATATTCGTATTGTAACTGGTAAATCTGCTGATGAGATGGAAGTATTTGCTCAAAGGGCAAATAAAGCAGCACAATCACTTGGTAAATCTACGACAGATTATACTGAAGCTTCTTTAATTTACTATCAACAGGGTCTAGCTGATGACGAAGTTGCAGCAAGAGCCGAAACTACTTTAAAGGCAGCTAATGTAACTGGACAGTCTACAGCTGCAGTTTCTGAAGAGTTGACTGCTGTATGGAATGGTTATAAAGTAGCCACAGAAGATACTGAGGCAGCTGTTGATAAACTTGCAGCAGTTGCTGCAACAACTGCATCCGATCTTGAAGAATTATCAACTGGTATGTCTAAAGTTGCATCTGCAGCAAATAGCATGGGTGTTGATATGGATCAACTCAATGCTCAGATTGCTACTATTATATCTGTTACTCGTCAAGCACCTGAATCTGTTGGTACAGCATTAAAAACTATTTATGCTCGTATGTCAGACTTAAAACTTGGTGATTCAGATGAAGATGGATTAAAATTGGGTGATGTATCCAGCTCTCTTGAAAAAGTTGGAATTAATATTCTTGATGCAAATGGTAATTTGCGGGAAATGGGAGATGTTATTGAAGAGGTAGCTGGAAAATGGGATACCTGGAATAAGGCAGAACAGGCAGCAATTGCGCAATCCTTAGCTGGTAAAAGACAATATAATAATCTTGTTGCATTATTTGATAACTGGGATATGTATTCCAAAGCATTGGATACATCCCGTAATTCTCTTGGTACTTTACAAAGTCAACAAGACATTTATATGGAGTCTACTGAGGCTCATATTCAGATGTTAAAAACTGAATTGGAAGATTTATATGACTCTATTATAGATGAGGATGCAATTAAAGGTGTTTCTGATGGTTTAAGAAATATATTAAATATTATAACCAATATTGTTGATGCTATTGGAGGCGGAAAAACTTTAATTACTGGAATTATTGCTTTTGTTGGTAGTAAACTAGGAAAGCAATTAGCTAATACTTTAGCTCCTTTTATTAATAATATACAAAATGCGAAGACAAACGCAGAAGCATTAGCTCAAGTATATAAAAATTTACAAACTTATGCAACAGCAAATAGTTTTGGAGATAAAGCTACTGAAGCTATGCGCGAAGTACAAGAAGAAACTTCTCAGTATTGGCATCTAATGTCTGAAGAAGAAATTAATGCTAGTATGGAAGCGACTCGCGAACTTGGTACATGGGTTCAAAAGCAAGAAGAAGTAAAGAAAACAACTGAAGCTTTAGAGAATTATATAGCAGTTGCGGGAACTGCAACTCAAAAAAATGCTCTTAAGCAAGGTGGTCAAATTTTTAATCAAGGTGGAGGAGAAGCATCCTCTCTTAGTGTTGGAGAAGTAAGTAAAACTGTATTAGAAGAAAAAAATAAAATTGATACTTTAAAGAAAGCATATACAGATCTTGAAAAAGAAATCGAAAAGGTTAATAATAGCAAAGGATTTATAGGGAATAATGAAGAAGAGTTAAAAGAAGTAAGTAAAAATGTTGATAATTTAAAGAAAAAGCTTACTAGTTTATCAACCGCTCTTAATACTGTTAAACAAAATAATGAAGGTCTACTTCCCCCAGGTACATTTGAAGACCTTGAAAGAGGTATTGAACAGTTACAGTCTAGACTTGAATCTTTACGTTCTGGAAATAGACTAATGATACTTTCTGATAATGACCGTGAAGAGATGAAAAGAATTGAAGAAGTATTAAATGAATTAATTGCAAAATATCAAGAATATACTAAGGTAGTAAAAGAAGCGGCGGAAGCAGAGGATCATGTTAATAGTCTTAGAGGCAAGTTTCAAAATAACAATGAAGAACTTGCTCTTCAAGATAAAATTAATGGATATAGTCAATTAGTTGGAGCAATATCAAGTTATGCATTTGCTTTACAAAGTTTAACTAATATAGGCTCTATTTTTAATAATGATGATTTAACTGATGGAGAAAAAATTTTGCAAATAGTGTCAGCTTTAGCTATTGCTATACCAATGCTTGGAGGGGCGTATAAAAATCTTACTTTAGGTTTAAATGCTCTTCTTAAAGCTAAACAGGCAAATGCAGCTGCATCTGCTGCAAATGCGGTTGCAGATAACGCAGCAAAGAAAGCGTCTAATGGGTGGATTCAAGCAATATTGGGACAGACTTCTGCAGCAAAAGGTTTATCTACCGCTTTAAAAGCAGTTTCTATAACTATGATTGCTGTTACCGCTGCGATAACCGCAATCTCTTTTATCTCTAGTCAATATAAAAAACATCTTGAAGAAGTTGCCGAAAAAACTGAGCAAACAGCTCAAGCTCAACAAGAAATTGTTGACAAGGCAAAAGAAGAATCAGAGTCAATAAATAATCTTCGTAAAAATTATGAAGAATTAAATAGATTGCGTGATGAGAATGGAACTTTTACAGATGAACAGAAGCAAAAGATTAATGATCTTTTAAAATCATATGACGATGAACATTTAAAAGTTTTAGCTTTAGTTGAGGATTATGATGAACTCCAAAGGGCTATTAGAGAAGCGAATGCTGAAAAATTAAAAACTTTAGGAGAAGGACAAGAAGAATTACTAGAAGATGAGTTTTTAGTTTTACAAGCTAAGATAGATGAAAATAAAGGTGGAATTGGTGACATAATTAAAGCAGACATGGCAGGTTCTGCATATAACCTAGCATTAAAGTATAACAAAGATTTAGAAGTTAATACAAAATTAGGACAAAATTATTTTAAAGATTTACAATCTCAATTAAATCCTGAAGATTTTAAAGCGTTAATTCAAGATTTAAAACAAACATATCCTGAGTATGTAGAGATTTTAAACGATATTTACACTGCTGCAGAAGGTGCTCAAAAAACTTCTAAAGATTTTGCTATACAAGAATTTTTATCTGATAAAGATATAAAAAACGTACAAGAGTATGATAATGCAGTAGAAGATGTTGCCAAAATAAAAGTTGATGGGCAGGAAATTGGTAAAGAGTATGCTAGATCTTTCTTAGCGGGAGAATATGAAGAATTTTCTGTCGGCTCCAAGCAAAAAGAAGAGATTGCTGATATACTTGGAGAAGATTTATTTAACCAAATTCAAAATAAATATGATTCATATACAGAAGACCAAAAGAATTTCTTATATAGTAATGCACAGTTAGCAGCAGATATAGGAAATGTCGATAAATTTTGGGATTTATATTCTGCAAGGAAAGAAAATCAAGAGAGTATTTCTTTAGTTGAAGGCTATTTAGATAAAACAGAGTTAAAAGATGATGATATTAATGCTCTTTTCAGTAATGCAAGCTTCGCAGATAGTTTTGGTTATACTCAAGAAGAATTTACAGATATGTCTCATAGAGAGCGAATGAATGCACTTGATGAATATTATACCGAAAGTTTTAAGAAAGAACAAGCATATCAACAATTAGTGCAAGATGGCATCAATAAAACTGGAGAAGAAGTTCAACAAAAGCTTAATGAAGAGAGACAAGCCTTTGATAAAAACATTGAGGACTTTCAAGCATATCTAAGTGAAGAATTTGGAGAGAAATTTGCAACAAAAATTTATAATGATCTTTTTAATAATGAAGAAGTTTTTAATGCTTTTAATAAAAAGGTTAATCATGAAAAATTAACAGACGAAGAAAAACAAGTTTTAAAAGATGCTGATTTAGATAGCATTTTAAATCCAATTCGGTATAAAAAAGCTCAAAAGGCACTCGAAAAATATAAAGAGACTACTGGTCAAACCGGAAAAACTATTAAATCTGTTACAAAAATTACAGATAATTTTGCAGCGAGCCAAGAAGAATTAGAAGGAATTTTAAAGAATAATACATCTGCAGCATTTAAAATGAATGCAATGATGAAAAATCAAAAGAATAAGATTAAAGAATTAAATGCTGAAATAGATGATATTCAATCTAATTATCAATCTTTACAGTCTATTGTTGAGGACTATAATGAAGATGGTTATATTTCTTTAGATAATGTTCAAAAATTAATGGAGATGGACACCAAATATGTAGCCACTCTTAAATTTGAAGGAGACCAATTATCTATTAATGATGAGGCTTATCAAAATTTAACTCAAGCAGAAGCTCAAAATCTTAGAATTGAAGCAACTGAACTATTTTTAAAAGAACTTCTTGCGATTCAAAATGGAGAGACTGCTGCTAGTGCGACGGTATTAACTGCTTCTACTTACGAAACGGCAGAAGCTATGGGAGTGTTAGAGTCTGCAGCAGATAGAACGACTAGTTCTTTAGTTAGATTACAACAAGTTCAAGCGGCAATGAAAGTTGATCCAACAGCAACTAAAAATGCTATGCAAGGCTATTTAAATAGACTTGCTATGATAGATAATTTTGCTAATCAACCAGTGGCTAGGGCAATTGGCAGTGGAGGCTCAGGTTCTGGAGGCGGTGGAGGTTCCGAGAAGGATCCTGAGCATGAAGAGTACCTCGAGCGCGAAGCAGATATTTACCGCACGATTAATGAAGAACTTGAGCAAATTGAATCTACATTAGAGCGTATCCAAAACATTAATGACCATGAATGGGGCATTGATGCTCAAAAGACTTTAGAGCAAGAAAACAAGTTGTTAGATCAGCAGTTAGAGAAGTTGCAGGAGAAAAAGAAACTGCAAGAGCGTGATCTCTCTACCCGCAGAAAACAACTTGAAGATGTAGGTGTTAACTTCTCAGCAGATGGCTCCGCAATGACTAATGCGGAAAGCACCTTGGATGCAATGTATGCGCATTATAACTCTATGGTAGATATGTATAATGCTATGTCCGCCGCAGAACAAGAAACCTACAAAGCTAATTTAGAGGCTGAAAAAGATAGAATTGATAAAGTTGAACAGAAAATTGATGATTATGAATCAACCTTCTCAGATTATCAATCTACTCTTGATTCTTTAATAGATGTTCATTATCAGCAAATTGAAAATACTGTTAAACAGTTCAATAATATGGTGGACGTACATCTTGAACTTGATGAAGCTAAAGAGGAATGGAATGACTTCTGGTTTGATGTAGTTCAAGATATTGAAGATACAGACTTTACAAAGCAAATTGAAAAGAGTGTTAAAAAGCTAGAAGTTTTAATTGGTACTACTTTAAGTAATACTGATAGCGAAGTAAGTATTTTAACAAATCATTTGCTTGAAACTGTATCTGAAGTACAAGATCAAATTGCATCCGCAAATCGTGGCGGAGAAGCAAGTATCTTCGGTGATGATAGTGCTTTATCTAAGGAGACTCTTGAGAATTACAGAGATCAATTAATGGAAGCGCTTACTTCCGCAAAAGAGGAGTTAGATAATATATCTGATAGTTATTTAGATATGTTAGATAGCGCGCAAGATAAGATAGATAAACAGGTCAAAGCTTGGGAGTCTATTGGAGAGCACCTTGAACATAATGTGTCACTGATTAAGTTGATTAGTGGAGATAAGAGTTATGAAGCTCTTGATAAAATATACCAGCAACAGTATCAAAATAATTTACAATTATTAACTACTCAGCGTACTAGTATGGAATACTGGCAGAATATGATTGATAAATATGCTAACTTACTTCAGACCACTGAGGAAGGTAGTAAAGAATGGAAAACATATTCTGAAGCATATGAAAAAGCTAGTATGAATTACAAAGAAGCAGTTAGTAACTTAGATAAGACTATTGAAGACGCTCTTAATAAACTTGAAGAGTGGAAGAAGAATCAGTTAGATGCTATCAATGAGACTTTTGATAGAACTTTATCTAGTAATTTAGGTTTAGACCAGCTTGAAAAAGAATGGAATGTAATTAATGATAGCGCAAGTAGATATTTTGATAATGTTGAACGAGCACTTGAGATGGAAGGTCTTGCGGATGCTTTTGACAAGGTTATTGAAAATACTAAAGAAGCATCTAGAGCACAGCAAGAACTTAACCAGATGCGGGATGAAGAAATCGCTAGATTAAATCAAAAGACTAAGTTAAGTCAGTTTGATATAGATGAAGTTAAAGCGAGACTTGAAATTAGAAAACAAGAACTTGCTTTAGAAGATGCTCAAAAGAACAAGACTAATTTAAGATTAAGAAGAGATAGTCAAGGTAACTATAATTATCAGTACACTGGTGATGATAGTCAGATTGAAGAAGCATCAGAAGGATTACTTTCTGCAAAGAAAGAATGGTATGAATTAGTTAAGAATAGAAATATTGATTTAGCTAAGGCAGTACTTGAGAACAGAAAGAATCTACAATCTGAGCTTGCTGCTCTTGATGATATGTACTTCGAGAATGATGATGCACGAAGAGCTAAGCAGATTGAGATTATTAATAAGTATGCAGAGCGTGAAAAGGACATCATGGGGGATGCGGAAAGCGCGAAGCAAATATTCTTTGATGGAACTGCAAAATTCTTTGCAGATGTTGAAAATAATACAGTATTACCACAGTGGAATACTACCATTGAAGGAATGATTGATGCTTGGTCTGGTGGCGGTGAAGATAGTTTCACCAATGCAGTTAAACGCGGTATTGAAGAAATTGAGAAGGTTCAAGATGAATTTAATATTAGAACCGAAGAAATTCTTACCAAAGCTGGTGTTAATTATATTAAGTTAAAGGAAACTGGTATTGATCCTACTATTGATTCTTTAAATGAGTTAACTGAATCTAACGAAGAGTTAGAAAGTGCTCTTGAAGAAGTCAATGACCAGTTAATTGAGCAAGAAAGTTATTTAAGAGACTGTGAAGAAGCTTATAATAACTTGAAAGATGCTGCAGTCAATGCGATTGCACAAGCTAATAGTGCTTTAAATACATTAGCACAAACTGCTATTAATACTAGTCAGCAAGTGCAAGCTGCTATAAGTGCAGCACAGTCTGCAGCCGCTATTATGAGTGAAATAGCTGCTACTGCAAGTGCACTTGGTGGTGGAGGACTGGGAGGATCCAGTCCTGGTTCTGGTAGAACATTCTCTGAAATATTAAGAGGTGGAGCAAATCAAGCTGGTAGATATGGAGGTTCCTCAGGATATGAAAGACCTGGAATTAGTCCTTCAAGTACAACTGGATTAGATAGTCTTAGAAATGCAGGTAAAAATAATGCTAAAAATCAAAACCTTATAATACAGTCTTTAAAAAATAGTATCCGAAGTATTGCAAGGAATTTTGCACCAACAATGTCAGAACAAACTATAGAACAATATGCATCAAGAATTAATTTCCAATATGGGGGAAATGCGTCTACACTCACTTATGACCAATTAAAACGACTTTTAGGATTTGATTCAGGTGGATACACTGGCGCATGGGGTTCAGATGGTAGACTTGCCATGCTCCATGAGAAAGAATTAGTTCTTAATAAGAAAGATACAGAAAATGTGCTTGATGCAGTTAACTTACTAAGAACATTCTCAGTAAGTGAAATTGCAGATTCAATTATTGGTGCGGCTAAGACATCTGCTTCAATCTTAGCAAGTGTTACATCTAAAGCTAGTCAAGCGGTTGCAGGAGTATCTAATAACCAAACTAATAATTATAGAGATATGACAATTAATGCAGACTTCTCAGGAGTAAAATCAGCAGATGCTATTTATCAAGCATTAACTGAATTAAGTAATTATGGTATGCAAGAAGCATATTCAAATTCTCCTTTAGCAAATAAGTCATATTAATAAAATGCGGGAATTGCTAGAAATTAAGCAATTCCCGCATATTTTTTTGGTCAATTTTATATAACACCAAACACAAAATTTTTATATTATATATAAAGCAGAGATACAAGGAGGAAATTGCTAAAATGGCTATGAATATAGATAATTCAGAAGTTATGTCATCTGATGATATAAAGAAAATTCTGATTAATACATTTAATAAAGCAATAACAAAATCTGTTCAAGATGCTAAATATGATAAAACTATTTTAGCAACCATTCAGTATTGTACTGATGCTACTATTGGACAGTATAAAATTAAATATCAAAATGGATATTTTACCGCCTATTCTCAAGATACTAGTGCAATTTATTCAAATGGTGCTGCTGTATATATTACTGTACCAGAGAATAATTTTAACAATCGTTTGATTATTTCTGGACTTGCTACTAGTGATAGTTCGGCTAAAACATATGTCACTAACTTAGAAGGTGATCAGCAGTATATGCAGAAAGGACCTAACCTAATCTCAATGAAACCTACAGTTTCAGAGATACAGTTATCTAGTTTTATAGGCGTGGCTCAACATGACCCGCAATTAATTCCAATATTCACAAGAGATAAAACTCAATCTAGCGTTGACATGGTTGATATTGGAACTAATGGTGAAGATAATCCACTTTCCGCAGATAGTTACCTTAAAACTGCAGATGGCGCTTTTAGATTTGGTGCAACTTTTAGAACTGCTATACCAGAAAATAAGCAATACACGGGTGATTATGGTATTCGTCTAGGTTTAAGATTCATGACGAATAATGATAAGTCAAACCCGCAGTATGAAGTTAAATATTACGAAATTAATACAATTACAATGACAGGTACTCCTTTTAATTATTATGTAGCTATGCCACAGTATAATTATTGGGAGATTGATACTGATTCTTTTGATAGAATTGAGTCTATTGTAGCATATTGTAGAGACTTTTCGGGAGAATATCATCCCGAATATGCGCCTGATATATTTATAACTGATATTAATTTATATGGCGCAACTAAACTTTATGATACAAATAATGATAAGTATAAAGTTGAAATAGTTGCAGAACAAGGTTATAAATTTGAAGCAGGTACTGAAATTACAAGTTTACCCTTTTCCGCAAAATTAAGAGTAGATGGTAATGAAGTCAAAAGCATTGAAGAACAAGGTCTGAAATACTTTTGGGCAAAAGAGGATGCTACTGTAAATTCAACTAGTAATAAGAGATATAATCGTTATACTGGTAAAGGTTGGAAATGCTTGAATGAAGGATATGCAACTGTAGTTGATGGTACTCTTGATCCTCAAGCATTGCAAGATTATGTTATTGAAGATGATACTGATTTAACACATATTAAAGCTTTTGCTTGGAAAGAAGATGAAAAAGCAATTAGCTTGAAGAAATCTGCTTGTAAAGGTAGAATTACTAAACTGAAATGTGTTATCGTTTATAATAATACACCAATATCCGCAGTAATTGAAGTATATAATGAAGATGGTATTTACTTAGTAATGGACGCTACTAATACTGAGTTTTATGGCGGAATTGGTACTACAAATATAACTGCGGGCGCTTTTAAAGATGGTGCAGGCGGCACTTTGATTAATGTGACATTACCTAATTCAGAATCACAACAGCAAAGTACATATATAGACCATTATATCTGGACTATTACAGATGCTCTTGGTCAGGCAAAAGAAATCCCGCCAACAGATCCTAATGAATTAATTAAAATTAAGGATTCGCGCTGGGATGAGACTCATATTCAAGGTAGTATTCATAATGATGATGAAACTGTATCTGATGCAAATGTTGAAACTTGGTTAGTTCAACAGCCTATTGGTTTTAGCGTATGTAAACAAAGATATGATTATTATTCTAAACAATATAATTATTATGCGTCTGTGCTACAAGATGATGAAGCTACACAAGAAGAAAAGGACGCGGCAGCAATTTATTTACCTGTTTGTGAGCGTAGACGAGATGGAATCGTTACTGATACGAAGACAAACATAAATAAAATGTATAGTAATTTAGTAGAGAATAGTACTAATAGTTATATATTTGGACCGAGTGCAGTAACCGCACAATATATAGAAGGTGCTGAACCTAATTATAATAATGTTGAAATTACTAATGTTACTAATTATTATTATAGTGAAATAGAACATAGTGATTATCAAGAATATATAGATGTTCATAATACTTTATTTAATTTAACCGCAAGTATGGTTGGCGTTAATGCAACAGTAACTGTAACCGCAGTAGATAATGATGGTGAAGCGGTTGCTTCTAATTCAGTATATTTGCAAGCTGCAGAAGCAACCAATTTAGATTATTCTCTTGAAATAGTTAATGGTACACAAAGCTTTGTATATACTGCGGGCGGAATTGCTCCAACTGATAAAAATGTTTCCGCACCTATTACATTAAAACCATTATATTATAGATTATATGATAAAGCAGGCAATTTAATTTATGATAGTGAAAATGCTGATAGTGAAGGTAATCAAACTAATAATACTTCATTAGATCCTGTTTGGACATTTTACGCTCCTTCCAGGTCAATGATTCAAACAGTATATCAAGGGCATACTAATTGGGATGTCTCTCCAGATGATGCTACTGTATATTTTCTTAAACATGAAGATAAATTTGTTTATACTCTTGCGGAGAATTTTGACATTAGGAAGCGTGATGAAAGTAATATTCAATTAAGAGTAACCTATGAAGATAATGTAATTTATGGGGCAACTAATTTCACTTTTATAAAAGAAGGTGAATTAGGAACTAATGGAACAAATACTTATTTAGATATAATTGATCCAACATATGAAGCATATCGAACAAGTGTTTTAACCTCTTGTTCTGGTGCTATTGTAAAAGAGATGGTTGATGGCGTTGAAGTAGAAAACCATTATAGTCCTGCAGATAGACATATTCATAATACTTATTTATATGCTACTCAAGCATATCATAATAATGGCAGTCCTGCAGAGAAGGTTTCAACAGTAGATTTTGTAAATCTTAAATTTGCAAGAATGGCTAGTCAAGAATATCCTAATGACCCCGGTGTTATTGGTGATTCTACTATTCAATTATATGGACAGTGGTATGAGAATGGATTAAGAGAAACTATTGGAGAAGACTCTAAATGGGATACTATGGAAGGCGAAGGGTATGCTATTGGTGGATACATGTGTTCTCAGCCTCCTTTTGCAGTAACTAGCAATGGAGCTTATGCAAATGTACAGATTAGTTATGTTGCAAACGTTCCAGCAACCATGGCATACAAACCTACTACTGTTAATAACTTTATTCCTAGAAAAAGACAAATTCTTGTAAATAGAACAGCTAATAATATTGTTAAAGTAGAGGCGGGTAAGCAGATTGCCGAACAAAAAGATGGAGAGGGCAATCCTATTGTAAGGAAGAATTATGGTTATTACACAATGCCATATTTCTTCTACCATAATTCAATTAATACACCTACCAAACTGGATCCCGCGAAACACATTATTATAGTTGGAGGATTTGACGAAGTTGTTTATGATAGTGCAGGTTTAAATCCTGAATATGACAAAGAGCATCCATTTAAATTTTTCTTAATTGATGAAAATGGAGAAAATATTACTGAAGAGTTTTTAGCTGCTATACAAGCAGATAGTACTAAAGGTGAAATTCAATGGAAATGTTCGCCAGGATTTAGTTTTGCTCTTGATAATGGAATTACTACTATAAAAGCATATCCTGAAGGCTTTGGTTATAATGAAGATTTATATAGTCAATATTGTTCCCATAAAAGCAAGGTTTATAAATGTATTAAATCGCATACTAAACCTAGCATGGATTACAACATTACAGATGGAAAAGGTAATGTTATTAAACGAATTCAAAGAGATGATTTTATTGCAGACTATTGGGAAGAAGTAGATAGTTTTGCAGAGAAAAAACAAGAATTTAAAATAACTCCTAACTCAACCTATGAATCTGTTGCGCAAAGCACTTTATTTAATAGTTGGGTTAGTCTTTATATATTGTATAATAGAGGGGATAAGGGTATTATAGAAGCGGAAGCACTTATTCCTATTAATGTAATTTGTAACCGCTATGGTTCAGAAATTTTAAATGGTTGGAACGGTAAAACCACAGAAATTGGTGATGCATATGTACTCTCCAACAAGGTTGCCGCAGGAAGAAAATATGAAGATAATTCTTTCTTAGGTGTTACTATAGGAGAGAATATGTATATTGAAGATGATAGGGATAATGAAGTTGGTCTATTTGGATATGGACGGATAGATGAAAATGATCCAAATAGCTGGGCACGAACATTATTCCTAGATGCAAAGACGGGTAGAACAATACTTGGTCCTGTTGGTTCATCCCAGATTGTATTAGATCCTACTCCACAAGAAAAAGATGGAGATGAAGTATGGTCTAAACTTAATGGATGGTATATTAGTCCTAATTTCTTCTATAAGCCTCTTGGAGAAGCTAATCCGCTTGAACAATCTTCTTCTTACGCAAAGAAAAATGAATTATTTTCAGGGCTTTCACAAGGTGGTAAAATAACTCCTCCTACTGTAAAAGAAGGTTCTGCAGGAATGTATGTTCCTTGGTTTGGTGAAGTTAGTAAAGATGATGTATTTTTATGGGCATCTTCTAAAGTTAAGAATTTAAATAATGAATCTTTAGAAAATGAAATAAGATCTATGCAGACTAGTTTGCATACTAGTTATGGTATTAATTTTGATGATAATACTATGAATATGCGAAATGATGAAGCAATTCGAGCAACTAAAGAAGCGGCAGTTAGAACTGCAAAAGCCACTGCTGAAGCTAAATATGCCACTTGGAAAACTTTAGAAAAACAAGGTGCTCCGAAGGCAGATATAGAAGCTGCGAAAGCTGAGTATGGTGTTGCTGCAGAAGCACTATTAACTGCACAGCAGAATTTAGCAAAATTTAATTCTGATACTCAAACTTATGAAGATATTTTAGGTGATTACCATAGTTTAATTTATCAAGAAACTACTGGTGATCCTACACAATATACTGATTTCAATAGTAAGAAATCTAACTTCTATGTTACATATGGTGGACATTTACATGCTACAAGCGCTAGTATTGAAGGTAATATCATTGCTAACTCTGGTAGATTTGGTAATGGCTCAAATAAGATTTCTATTGCAGTAACAAAAGATAATGTAAAGTATATTCTTTACAATAAAAACTTTTGGGTTCGTGATTCTTCAGGAGATGAAAACGAAGAGAGCGCTATCTACATGAAAGGTAAAATCATGGCTAAATCTGGTCAATTTGGTCAGGTTGGTGATGATAAAGATGGATATTCTGCTAATACTGTTTTTATCGAGTATAATTGGTATCCTTGGCATGTACCTGGCGATCACGAGGATTGGAATGATCAAACTTATTATCTTGACACGACTGCGGGTAGGTCAAAAAAATATGCTTTGTATCATAAGAACTTCAATATTACCAATACTGGCGACGTATTTTTTAATGGCGAATTATATACTAGAAAAGGTAGAATTGGTAATTGGGTAATTACTAAAAATAATTTACACTCTGCTGATGGTAATATTGTATTAAGTTCTAATAGTATTCAATTAGGCGTATTTAGCGCAGATAGCGCTGGTAATCTAAGAGGTGGTAATGGCGCTTGGTATATTAACGCAGATGGTACTTCTAGTTTTAGTAAGATGCAAGGTCTTACTTTTACAAATGGTTCAGGATTTAGTATGTCTGGTGATAATTTAAAACTTGCTTTAAAAGCTGGCGACACTATGCAAATAGGTGATGGTTATTTATATGCCACTAGTGACGGAGAAGGTATGGTATTTGATGGTAGAATTCTATTCAATGATAATATTAACCTTAAAATAGGACGGCATCTTCAGATTGGTAACATGGAACTATCAAAAAATCATTTAAAATTTGGCACAACAAGTACTGTAGAAGTATCTTCAACTGGATTTAGTATTGGTGGACAAGGAGCTGGTGGCGGAACTTCTTTAACCACTATTGGACTAACAGTAAATGGTAATACAATTATACAAAGTAATGGAGATCTTGACTGTAGAAGTTCAGTTGCTCGTTTTGCTAGCGGTTCAGCTGTTTATATAGGTGGAACGATGCTTGATGCATATATACAAAGTAAAGTAGATGCTGCTTTTAATAATTTATATGGTCTTACTAGCACTGCTCCTGATGGACATTCTCATACCGTTACAATTTACCATTAATTTAAAGGAGATAAAAGGATATGAAATTAGATATTAATATAGCTGCAGAGCAGTTTAAAAAACAATTAATAGATACTATTAACCAGGCGGGGGAAGTACTCCCGCCCGTGTTAATTAATTATATAGTTCAAGATGTTAGCACAGATGTTATTCAGACATATCAAAATATAATACGTCAACAACAAATTGAATTAGCTAAACAAAATGAACAAGAAGATGAGGACAAAGAAGATTAAACACGGAGTAATTTTCATTATATAATTATAGGAACTTTAGCGGGGAGGATAAGGTGCCATGTTGGAACTATTAAATAATTATTCAGTAATGGAAATTATTACTTTCATCATCCTTTTATCTATTGCAGTAAAAGGAATAGTTGATTTTATTGACTGGATAAAAGGAAAACTAAAGGCTCTATACACAAAAGAAAAATCTGAAGAAGACGAGATTCAACGAATCACAAATCTTGAAACTTCAATAGAGAAAATCAATAAATCTGTTGATGAATTAACAGATAAAATAAATCTTTTAGTTGAGTCTGATAAAGACGCTATTAAGGCTTATATTACAAAAGAACATCATTATTATTGTTATGAAAGACGATGGGTTGATGATTATAGTCTTGACTGTCTTGAAAAGCGTTTTGCACATTACATAGAAGAAAAAGGTAATAGCTTTGTAGAGAATTTGATGGATGAAATCAGAGCATTACCGCGTGAACCAAAGTAGAGAGGGAGCTTTATGCTCCCTCTATTTATTTAGAGAGAAAAGGAGGTTAATCAATGGCTACAATCGCAGAAAGCGGCTTATTTCCGCCTATACTAGATAATTACTTACCTGCTATTGATATAGCAGATATTAAACCAACTTCCCAAGAAGATCCTGGTGGTTTCACTGTTTATTTTGCTTTATCTAGTTTTGAATCTCATAAGACAGCTATTCATTCATTACATATTAGCATAACTAGACAAACAAATTATCACTCCTTACTAGATTCTACTTTATATACTAGAGGAATCATAGTGCAAGATTTTGATTTTGTAGCAAATAAAACCACTCCAAGTGACCCTGTTGAATATCAAGGTCAAAATTATTATAAGACTACAATTCCATTTTCGGATTTAAATATAAAAGAAGAACTTGTTTATAATACATATTATAAATTACAAGTTAGAATGTCAAAAGACGCCAATCCTAATAAAACTGGTCAAGAACTTGCAGTTTATTTAGCTGACGAAGGTAATTTATCAAAGTTTTCAGAGTGGTCAACAGTTAGTTTATTAAGATTTATCGCTCCTAGAGTATTAACCGCAAAGATTGGTGAAAAAGACTTTCCTTCTCAGTCAACCGGTGCGGTAAATGTAAATACAAGTGCGTTAACTTTATTTGGTAAGTACCTTCCTCAATCAGAGGTTGCTGGCTATAAAGATATTTCTAGTTACTTATACAACGGAAATAATGACCAGGAATATTTAGCTAATTATAGAGTTAAAGTTTATGATGTTGATAATAATTTAGTTGTAGATAGTGATGTTTTACAGCCAACTAATTTTAATGAAATAAATTATAATATCCCTTACTTCTTTCCTATTGGAAACAGTACAGTTATTTTAGAGTTAACCACTGCTAATTTAAATACAAAAACAATTACTTGCACAGTTACTGCAAGTTATTCACATAATCAATGGGCAAGCCAGTCTCATATTGCAGAGACTATTGGTGTAGATACTGTAATAGGTATGGTCGGTATAACCTTTGAGCCAGGTAGTGAGAACCCTATTCCTGAAGGTTCTGAAATTATGATCCGCAGAGGTGAATCAACTGATAACTTTGGTTATTGGTCTACTATATATACAAAGAATATAACTACTGCCACATCAAAACCATTCTACTTTAATGACTACACTATTGAAAGTGGCACTTTGTATAAATATGAAATCACTTTCACATACAACAAACAAAGTTACTTTATTGTAGAAGGTCCGGCTATATCAGTATTTGACCATGCTTTCTTAACCGGTGAAGGTACTCAACTTTGTGTTAAGTTTAATGCAAATATTTCAAATTTTAAACGAAATGTATCAGATAATTTATTGAATACATTAGGTGGTACATATCCTTATATTACTAGAAATGGTCATATGAATTACCGCAGTTTTGGACTTAGTGGTACTATTGCTTATGAAATGGATGCAGAACATCAGTTCTCTACAAGGTCTGATATTTATGGTGACTGGATTGATGTTTATGGTTCTTATTTTGTAAATCATTATATGAACCAAAGAAATGATAGAATAACTCAGCGGAAGTTCAGAGAAATGGTTATGGATTATCTCTATGATGACATTCCTAAACTATTTAGAAGTACCCCTGAGGGTAATATATTAGTTCGCATTACTGATGTTAGTTTGACTCCTAACCAAACCACAGGACGCATGATTTATGATTTCTCTTGCACCGCAACAGAGATTGGTGAAGCTAATGTTGAAAATTATAAATTGTATAAAATCCAAGACTTTGGAGATAATTAAGGAGGTATAAATATGATAAAAAAATATCCATATTTACAAGATATAGACTTCCTTAATAAGATATATGGACAACATAATAGAAGTGTTTATATAAATGCAACTGTATTAGATTGGGCGGAAAGACCCTTGCAAGATGTTAAAGGTAAAGTTATCTCCGCATCTATATCTGTGAATGGTGATTCTTCCGTGCGGAGAACCGCTAACTTATCGGTAAAAATATTAGATGCAGATGAACTATATAATAATATAGATAGCTTATTTTCTATTAATAAGAAGATATTTCTTGAGACAGGATTGAGTAATAATTTTTGTCATCTAGGTGATAGATATTATCCTAACTATCCTATTATATGGTTCCCTTTTGGAGTAATGATTATTCAGAGTTGTAGTGTTACTCACGATGTATCTGGTGTTACTTTAAATCTTTCTCTTGGAGATAAGATGTGTTTGCTTAATGGTGATGCAGGGGGAATTATTCCCGCATCCACTAATTTTGAGTCTATTGATGTACTTGGTACAGATGGAGATTTATATAGTGAGTGGGCGAAAATAAATGATATTATCCCCGAGATGGTTCATCACTTTGGCGGAGAGGATTTAAATAATATCATTGTAAATGATATTCCTAATATGATCAAGCAGCCTATGAAATGGCGGGGATCAAATCCATTATACTTATGGGAGGCAACTGCGCCAAGTCCAGATCCAGAGCAGTATAATCGTAAAGAGATGTTCTATACTACTATTGATTCAAGTCCTGGAGAAGGATGGACTAGAACTAATAAGATAGTTTATAACTATGACGCTGGATATATTTTTACTGAGTTTACATATCCTGGGGAGCTAGTTGCGGGAGCAGGTGATTCTGTATGCACTGTCCTTGATAAAATAAAAAATACGCTTGGAAATTATGAATACTACTATGATGTATTTGGTAATTTTATCTTTCAAGAGATTAAGAATTATGTAAATACAACAGAGTGGAGAACTATGTATGAAAATACATATAAAAAGAACTCTAATGTATATCTTCCTTATGCGTATAATACTAGACTAAATGCAGATACTTATACTCTTAATAATGATTTTATTATTAGTTGTAATAATGCTCCGCAGTTTAATATGATTAAAAATGATTTTATTGTTTGGGGAACTAGAGAAACCTCAACTGGATTGAAAGTTCCTATTAGATATCATTTAGCAATAGATAAAAGACCTGATACATCAGAAGACTTAGTAATTAATATGCCTATTTGTTTTGATGTGGATATGTATGACAAAATTAAGAAATGTCATTATGTTGAAGATAAAGGATATATTAGTTTAGATGATTTAAAAGAAAAGTTGCCGCAAGGCATTGTTGGTAAATATTATAAAGTATTAGAAAATGGTAGCGGGAACGCACCAAGTATCTACACCTGGGTTACAGATGTTGACTATTATGAAAGTCTATTAAGTAACTATGAATCTGGTGCAGATAATGATACTTCCGCGATTAGGTCATCTGATTTAAACGCAAGTGTTAAAGCGGATTATGTTAAATTACCATACGCACATTATTATGAAACTTTCACAGTTCCTTCAACTGCTAATTGTGCGGCAGGACAGGTTGCAGAATGGAGAGATAGATTATATTTTGAAGGTATTATAGATTCAAAAAATGGTTTAGAAACTAATGATTATTATGCAGAGTTAGTTAATGAATGGCCGAAGCTATACGACAGTGAGAATCATAAGTATTATGAAGATGTCTTAGCTTCACCTACTACTCTTGACTATTGGTTAGATATTATTGACAATGATTCAATTTTAAATGACTTTTCAGTTGATGCTATTGGTCGTAGAAGTTATGCTAAGACTGATACTGAATGTAATTGCGTTTTTGAACCTGATATACCAGATGCTATTATGGTAAATACAAATGATCCTCAGGCTATTGTAGATGCAAGATCTAATATGACTTTGCAACAGCTTAAAGAATATGGTCTTACTCCGGTACAAGTACCTGATGCAATTTTTATGTCACTTACTTCTGGTGGTACATTTAATTCATGTTATCAGCATGTAAGACAGATATTAACTGATTATACAGATTATAATAGTTCTGTTACTATAACTTGTTTACCAATGTATCATCTTGAACCTAATACAAGGATTTATATTAATGAACCTGATTCGGGTATTCAAGGTGAATATTTGATAAATACAATATCTTTTGGTTTGGGAAATAGTAGTACGATGACTATAAGTGCTAAGAAGATAAATCCTAAGATATAATAAGAAAAGGGAGATGCTTAATTGCATCTCCCTTATTTTTTATGCCCAATTAAAGGGCTTTGGTTCTGGTACTGAATGAACTTTAGCATATCCAATACCAATAGCATCTGCAATATCGTCACTTACTGTAATATTAAAATTATCTTTGACGAATTGTATATCTGCTAGTTTTAGAGCTTCTCTTTTTATTCCCGCACCAGTTTTGATTCCACAGCGGGAACGCCATGTACTTGCGGGAATGAACTCTACTTCTATATTATAATTATAAAACATCAGCACTATCGCTGCTTGGAGGTAAAATAACGCTTTGAAAGTTTTTTGGTTTGTATGCCATGTTACTTCATTTAGGTTATCGGGGATTATTTGTTCCATGATTACTTGATCGGGGGTGTATTTTTTATATAATTCTTCTAATTTATCTGTCATGAATTTGATTCTTTTTAATACATCTTTAGAAGAATTCGTAAAAAGGTCATAATGAAGTAAATCTGTACCGTCATAAATTGCAATACCAGTAGCTTTAGTGCTTCCATCTATTGCTAATGTTTTCATATTTCTCTCCTTAAAGATTTTATTAATTTAAGTATATCAAAATTTTTAAGTCTTGTCAAGCGGGAACTTGCTTCAATTTTGTGAGAGATTTTTAAAAAGGAATGAATACTTTATCGAAAAGATGGTTTTTACTTTAAAAATTAGCAAATAAAGAGTAATGGTAAATAAAAAATAGGACGCTTTCGCGCCCTATAATTTATTAATTTGTACCAGTTGATCCAAAACCACCACTGCCGCGCTCAGTCTCGTCTAACTCATCGACTTCCTCAAGTTCAATATCAACATAAGGCTGGACAATAAGCTGTGCGATTCTATCTCCGCGATGCAAGATCTGAGAGAACTGACTATGATTATGTAGAGCCACGATTATCGGCCCCCTATAATCAGCATCAATAACACCTACTTTATTAGCAGGAGCGAGACCTTGCTTAGTAGCTAATCCAGATCTAGGATAAATACCACCAAATGTTCCATCAGGTAAAGCAATAGCTATACCAGTGTTAATCTTTACAGTAGTATTAGGTGGAATGTTTAAAGTCCAATTTTCATTCGTATCAAAATCTTCATAAGTATTAGCATATAAGTCCCATCCGGCAGCAGCCCAACTACCGCGCGTAGGCAGCTTTGCCGCAGGATTTAATTTCTTAATTTTCATTAATCTACCTCGTATTCTACTGCAACTAGTCTATCAGGTTCCTTCTCGTCGTTGAAAGCTTTCGTGAGGCTAACCTTAAACCACTGATCAATAACCTCGCCCTTCTGCTTTCTTTCCTTATATTGAGAAGCATGCTTGGTTAAAGTAAATCTATTATCCTGCTTTGCTTCTTCAATCATCTTAATGACTTCTTCCTCAGAATCAACTCTATACACTTCAGTTACCTGTGTTAAATACTTCATATAATTTCTACCTCAATTCTATCTTTATTATCATATTTACTTAGCATTTCCATTTCAATCTTTTCTTTAATCTTTTCAGAAAATGGAGTCGCACTACCATGAAGATATAAACTGGTTATCCCAGGATAATCTTCAAGAAAGCTTGCAATGGTATGCTCATAATGCCTAATTGTTGCAATTCTATATTCTATCTCTTTATTATTATCATCATAAAGGTGGACAGTTTGTAACTTAACAAAAGGTTCTATCGTTCCTACTAGTTTCATTTTTCACACCCCTAACACTTGATTACCGCTTGGTCGTATGGGAATAGATAATAACAAAAGGCTTCATCATCTATTTTAAGCCATATCTCATATGCGATACCATCATCTGTTTTATCAATTCCTAGAACTTCACCTCTATCCGTACAACATCCTAATGCTTCTCTTGCTGCAAAATGTTCTGCGGTAGAAGTAGAAGATAATTGGAAAATTGTATAATCTTTTCTTTCGTTGCATAAAAGCATAGCAAATTCTTTTACTTTATCTTCAAAAAAGCCTTCTAATTCCTCTTGCTTTGCGGCAAGCTCTGGATGTGTTAAAGGTTTTTCATTTTGAAGAACAAGTTGCTTATTTGCTTCATATAAGTTTGCTCCTTGTATTTCCATCTATATTATCTCCTTATATCTTTATATAAATATTATACCAAAAATTTTCAAAAAAATAAAGGGAGGATTTCTCCTCCCTTAAATTTATATAAAGCGCATATGTTTTACGCGCATTTCCGTTTCTTGTATTTTACCTTTATTAAAAGCGGTTAAGTAATCTCCAGTTAGATATCCTGTAACTCTTCTAAGTCTTTGAATATTCTTACTCTTGCATTGTGGACAATTACAACCTAGCTCAATCTCACCCTGGAACCCGCACTCTAAGCAAGTATCCGCAGGTACATTAACTGCAAAATATGGAATGTCTTTTGCCATAGCATAATTTACAATTTCTTCAAGAGCATCAAGATTATCTTTTACTCCAGCATCAAGTTCTACATAAGTTATGCAACCAGCAGAACTATACCCCGTTAGCTGAGATTCAATATCAATCTTTTCAAAAGGATTAACATTAATCCAAACTGGTACATGAATAGAGTTTGTAAAGAAATCTTTATCAGATACATTAGGAATTACTCCATATTTATCTTTGAACTTATCCATAGCAGTTTTGCATAAGTTTTCAGCAGGTGTATAGTAAACGCCAAAGTTTAACTTATATTCCTCTTTAAACTGAGCGCATCTTTCTTTAAATAAATGTTCAATTCTCTTAGCAAGCTTCATGCCTTCTTCTGTTGTATGGTCACAGCCAATAAGGATTTGAAGTGTTTCCGCAAGACCAATTTGTCCAATAGCTAGAGTACCATGTTTTAGTGCAGAAATAATACCTTCATCAGGATTATATCCTCGCATTGTTCCGTTCTCATACATGAATTTTGCAGAACCTGGATCTTGAGAACAAATGTATTCAAAACGCTCAATTAGCATATCTTTGGCTTCATGGATTTTTTGATCGAGTAAATCTAAAAATGTTTCTACTACATATTCCTCTGCATCTTCATATTCTCTACGAGGTTTTAATACAGCTTCCATAGCTAATGTAGGCATAATAATAGTTACAGGACAGATATTACCTCTACCATCTTTCTTCTGCGGATTTACCCCAGGTTCTGCATTTATATCAGCTCCGTTAGCTGTTCTACACATGTTATCTAATGTTACCATTAGCACTGACTATATCTTCTATCTTTAATTAAGATAGCCTTCCGCTTCGACTTGGTGCCTATCTCCAAGTCTACTCCCTTACATTCATCAGGGATAGTCGATACACTTTAATTTATTGGAGCATACTTTTGGGGAAATATTACATGACTGTGTAACTGTTTTATTTCTTCTTTTGGAACTTCGTATATCTTAATTGTACAGTCTTGTAAGTATAACTCACGATTTTTTTGTTTATTCCAATATTCAATTAAAGATTCCAATGATAAACATCCAGACAACATATCATCGTCAAAATGGATGCTATTATCAGAACGAAGAGATCCATTTTTTGTGAAAAAAGGACCGCCTCCATCTTTATTTTCATATCTATAAATAAGCATATTCCTCTCCAATATATTCTTAGCACGGTCTCATCCATTTTAGGACCTAACCGTTAGCCACATTAAGTGACACCCGCGGGCGCGGTTCAAAAGGTTTTACATGAGCTGTAGTTTACACTTACCCATGGTTGAAAAGTATGTCTCTGGGTCGTTACGGTCGTAGCCTGCATTCCCGCTCCAATCAACATTTGCATAATTAGGATATAATCTTTTAGCTGTTGACTCAAGTGCTAATCTATATAAATCATAGTTAGGAGTTCCAGGCTTGTCATTTACTCCCTTCATATATTGGAAAATACCACAAGGGAATATACTTGTTTTATGCAGTTTGCCTACTCCTTTAATACATCCTTTAAGGAGAGCTTCTGTTACCATTCTTCCCTCGGGCAAAGTACATGTACCATAGTTGATCGAGGTAAAAGGCAACTGGTTTCCAGACCTTGATTGTAATGTATTGAGATTATGATACATACCCTCAACTGCTTGTTGAGTTTCTTTAATGGTCATGTCCATAGCATACTTGTATGCTTTGTCATCATCATAAGCTTTTCTGTCTGCAATAGATATATTGGGCGCTACTGGTTCTCCAATTATGTGAGCATCCCAATCTTCATCTTCTGATATATAAATCAAACCATTTTTATAATGCTTCCAAAAACTCTTTCTCACATAGGGAACCATAGTCCAATCTAAGTGTGAAGCTGAAACGCCTCCAAACTGCTGAAGTGACTGCAACTGAAAGATAACTGCAACAAGTTGGAAAGCTGTATTTATGCTATTAGCAGGACGAACATCGGTTTGCCTTGTATTAAATCCATTTTTAAGTAAGTCGTCAAAAGGAATCGTCAAACAATTGTGCATGCCAACTGCATAGCTATCTAAATCATGAATGTAAATTTCATTATTAACATGATTATCTCTAGACTTTTTACTCATACAATGATCTAAAGCAAAACTCTTCATCACAACAGAATCTGCTTCACCTTTCCGCCCACCAAAGCTTAATTCATCAACATTCGCATTTTGCTTTTGAATATCATTTGCAAATAATTTACTTCTTACTTGTTGCATTAGGGATGAGTTAAACTGACGCCTTTTATTTCTTTCTTCTCGATAAAGAATATAAGCTCTAGCTACATCTTTTCTTTTAGTAGCCATCAGCCCTTTCTCAACCATGTCCTGAATTTCTTCAACAGTATATGGTTCTTCTGTTTCTATTGCTGCTTCTTCAATAAAGTCTGCAATCTTTTTTGATTTTTCTTCTGCATATTCAGTTATATCTTTATCAACTGCAGCAAATGCTCGAAGCACTGCTTCTTCAATTTTATCTCTGTTAAAAACTACTTCGCGCCCATCACGCTTAATAATTTTTTCCATTTAAAGTACCTCCAATTACATAAAAATTTAGGATTGTATTTAATATGAAAAAACTACCATTCAAGTTTAAGAATTTTGTCCAATTCCATTTTCCTATTTATTGGAGAACTGGAATAAAAATTAGTTAATATTAGGTCTGCTTCAAAATCTTTAAACATCTCTTCATCTGCTAAAAATCTTCTACATATTTCATGGCAATTAGGATTTGATTCTCTATTTAAACAAGCGACCAACCTATCTAAAGGTTCAGTCTTAATATAAATAGAATAGATTTTTATATCTTCATCTTTATTTTCTTTTAATCTTTCAAAGCCAATAGGGTTTAAAATTGCTATATTTATTTTATCTTCATTTAAAGATAACCTATTAGTTCCATAATACCAATTATCATTAAAGCAAGTTGCTTCTAACATAGTACCATCTAAAACATAACCTGCAAAATCTTCAATAGAGATAAAATTATAATCAATGCCATCTACTTCAGAAATTCTCTTAGGTCTTGTCGTGTCAGCAACTACTCTATGAAATGCGTTTGGATAAAGAGTTGTTAAGGAGGTTGCGATATAGTCCTTACCGCAACCACTTTCACCCATTAAAGCAATTATTTTATACATCTTTTTTACCTCTTTCATTTTCAAGTATCAGACTTCCATCTTCTTTTATATCTGTTATTTTATAAACAGTATGCCCTTGAGTGCTTGCATATTTCTTTACGACGAACATATCATCCCGCCTAAATCCATTCAACAATAACATTGTTCCTCTCGTAAACCAGCCTTTTTCAACCACTTTCTTTGATCCATCAGGTTGTACTTCACTTATTTGTCGCTTATACATAGCGTACATATCTCTAGTGAACTTGACTGGAACAACGCCATCTGTTGTCAATAAGGTGATAGAATGGCGGGGATCATTTTTACTAATTACTGTTCCCGCAATTCTAAATAGATGATAAATAGGAACTGTCTTTCGCCACATTGTTTCTACTATTGGTTCAGAACTATAATCAAAGAAGTTTTCGATACCATACTTCTCTACATCAACATCTTTTAACTCATGGTCATGATAATAGAAGCACAATGATTCCATTTCCCACGCAGATAAGTTTACTTTACCTTTTGTGTACTTATCCCATATTTCTTCAAACAAGAGATAATTATATTGCTTTAATGTTTCCTCTTGATTGTTCATTAACCAATTTCTTACATTGTTCATGAACACATCATAGATATTCTTCTTCCATACATCTTGCTTAATGACGGGGATACCATCATTTATCTCGATATAATCATAATCAAACTCTGGATGTTCTTTACCAATATTTATATAATATTCATACACTCCTTCAGGCACTAACTTTAAATATGTTGTACCCGTTGCAGAATCAACAAATTTATTTTTAAGAAGATGTTTGTGCATATTAAATACAGACTTCTCAAACTCTAAATCCGCGGGAAGCAGTTCTTTTTGAACTAATCCACTTAAATTCTGTAAGTTTAGCTTGGTCTTAGGAGAACTTATCTGAGAGATATAATAAATCATATTTAAATATCTTGGTTCACCTTCTCCTAAATCAGAGGTATAATTATCAAATGCTCCACCTTTAATTAAAGAAATCATAGCGGGCTTCTTTAATGTTAGCCTATTCATGAAATCTTTAATATTTTTATAAGGTCTGCCCGCCTTAATAGCTTCAATCATTTCTGCATTAACCCCACTTAATGCTTTAAGACCAAATAAAATTTGATTGTTCTTTACATCAGGTTTAAAGCTATAATCAGACTTATTAATATCTACTAATGATACTTTAATACCATGTTCAATAATTTCGCCTAATGCCTTTGCTATCTTAGCGTAGTCTGCATTTTTCTCTTTTGCTTCTGCATCTTCATCATCAATTTCATCATTTTCAAGACTTGCACTATTTACTACTAACACTGCGGTATTCCAATAGATAGGATTCCACTTTGTTGCAAGATATGCTGTTTGATATCCAATAAAACTATATGCAAGTGCATGAATATCAGAGAATGAATAACCCAGCTGAGGTTTAGCAATAGCGTCCCATTCATATCTTCCTATTGATGAAGATTTTGCGGATGTTGCTATCTTTTCCCTTAACTCTGGAATCTTGTTCATCTGCTTCTTACCAATAATCTTTCGTGCGGCATTTGCATCTTTAAGACTAAACCCACAGATGTTCGGGTCCATTAAACTCTTCATTAAT